GCCATAGTAGATGGTACTACACCACCTTTAGATAAACTTAATTCATTATATCCATTTTCTTGATAGTAATCAGCTGCTATTTGTTCAGACATTTGTCTAGCCTGAATACCATTTTTAATTCTACCAGCTTTATTACGTATATAACTTTTACTATGACCAAATAGACCAGCTATTCCTGATGGTAATTCGTACTCACCAGTCTACTCATTAACAGAACCACCAGAACCTATACTTGAAGTAATACCACCAATAGCTCCACCTATTACTGCTCCCCAAGGTCCACCAATAGAAGCACCCATTGCAGCTCCAGATCCTATTCCACCTATTACACCAGCCGCTGTAGGTTTCTTTCCACTAGTAGCATTACCTATCATACTACCTACAGCACCAACTCCTTGTGTAACTACATTCGCTTTATCTACTCCACTCATATTACCCCAGTTTGAAATAGCATCAGCACCGAAAGCATATTGAGGAATTCTTTTTAATTTCTTAGTTTTCATATTATAACATTGAATATCTATAAGTTGTTTTAACATAAGGAAGCTTAAATTCTCTGTTATCATTACAATCTAATGTATAATTACAGATTAAGTATTTTCCTCTCATCCTTCCAGCATAAGACATATTAGTCTATTGCTGCTAACCTGGATTATTTTGTTTCTCTCTACTTATTGGGAATCTAAATGTATCTTCTCTCTATTCTATCTATTTCCAATCAATAGGTTCTGTTTCCTAATTCTTAGTATTAAAGTGTATATCAGATATTAACGTAGGCTTAGTTTCATCTCCAATGTCTACAAATTCAGCAGAGAACCATTGATTATCGAATACTTTAGTATATGCTATATCTTTATTAACTACAAATCTAACATAAGATATTTTTTCTTCTTTAGTAGTACTATTAACATCATACATATTATGTAAGTAATAACAATTATTGTTTTTAATAGTAACTAATCTAGTAGAGAATGGGAAGAACCAGTTTGGATTATGAGTATAAAAAGAAGTAAATACATTTAGTTGTTCATTAAATATTAAACATCTGTCATATATTCTAAACCATACTTCATTATATTTCTTATCATAGAATGATACTGGATTCTTTCTAGCATTATCTGGTAATCTATTTAAATACGTCTATACTTGTTTTACTTTAGATAACTCATTAAAGTCATTGCTAAGTGAGCATATAACATTTTTATCTAAATCATACCAATACAAAGTGGTTTCAGAATTAGTAATACTCTTATCATTAATAATACTATCACCATTTAAAGTAACTAAGTAATCGTATCTGGTAAGAATACCACCAGTACCTAATGTTAAAGCTCCAGCATTATTATCAGTAATTAATGACCTATCATTAACAGAGGCTATACCTACAGCACTATCCTAGAAGAAATACAATTTGTTTTTAAATACTTTAAGATTAGTAACTGGTCCATATGTACTATCTGTGTCTAAATAGTTAGCAAATTTAAATTTAGTCCAACTATCTGTTTGTTCATTGTTTGTTTTTAACTCTGAACAAGTAATTCTATTCATGCTTTTAACATCGTCTTCAGCATATATAGATTTTTGTATATAATTCTTACTAGTACTAGTATTAGAGTAAGCAGCATTATATACATACATTGGAGTTTTCTAAGTATATAGAGTGTTCATCTATCCTGGATCTGTAAGGAAGTAAACATTAGCTTCACCAGTTTGACCATCTCCAGATGATTCTACTATATCTTGAGAGTAATGTTCATCATTTCTATAGTACAGGTTTATACTAGATTCTAGTGGAATGTAAGCTCCAACATATCTCTTAAAACCATTTCTATCATCAGGGTCATTTCTAGTAAATAGCATAGTATGGGTATAGTCCAATACTCCTAAATATGTATCACCACCAAAGCACATTGCTTTATCGTATCCTTCCCAAGACGTTTTAACATAAGTATTAGTACTGTTATATATAGAATAGCTTCTACTCATAAAAGTGTTACCACCATACTGTGTAGTGTTTTTCTTTATGTTAACAAACAATACAGCGTTGTGTCTATATTTCCTTAATAAAGGAGTGGTACGAATTCCAGTATAATTACCAGAGTATACATCTGGAGCGCTAACAGCTAAACATACTCCATGAGGACCAAGTGCTTCTCTAGAACCAATACTATAATTTATAAAACCAAATCTATCTATGTAATCTACTATTTGTTTAGCATCAAATGCTTCTTGATATGGAGATATGTTAGTTGGCTTAGTTACATCTTTTATAGGGAAAGATTGACGCAAATTAGAATTATCTTTGTGAGCATAATTCTTACCAAAGAATTGATAGTATTTACATATACCACCACTTACCATATCACCATCTTGTTCATAACCATCAAATACTCCCTAAGAAGCACTAGGTTTGTTACCAGTATGTTCAGAATATTCTACAGGTCCACCAAATGGATTTTGTACATTATTAGTACTTTTTCCTAGTACTTTAGTAAACGGTATACCTAATCTATAATGCCTATTGTTAGCATCATTACAGTATGTAGCAGAGTGTGCACAATATAATGGCACGATACTCATACCACTAGTAACAATCTGATCTGATTTCTCTTTATTAAAACATATATCAGCTGTCACTAAATCAAATATACCGTATGTGTCAAACGGATTCTAATCCTAAGCATCTTGTTGTACAAACAGATTCTTACTTGAATTATAGAACCCTTGTACAAATTCTGGAGCTACGCCTTCTTTAAAAGTAGGCATAATAGTAGGTCTTCTATCTATGCTACCCAAAGAGTATTCTGCTCTATAATCTTCAGTATTATTGTACCACCCGTTGAATCTAATAGTTCTGTTTAGTAGTCCCTAAGTAACTATTGTTCTATCTGCTAATGTTCTGTCACATCTTACTATTTCATAGGCTACTACATCAGTAGGAAGATTATTCACATAGAACATTATACCAAGTGGATGAGATACTAATTCGTAATTACCAGATCCGTCTACAGTTCCGCCAAAAGTAAAAGGTTCATAACCTTCAACATCAGCAGAAGGGAATCTAATATCTCCAATCCAGTGTACAGGTGAAGGTATATTCTTATTATTATACAATATTATACCATACCTATATACTTCATCTCTTTGATGACTTAAGAAATTAGATACATAGTAAGGATCACAATAGTTTCTTATTCTAGATTTACCATCACTATTAAATGTATGTACTAATTCTTTTGTTTCAGGACATACTAACTTAATAGTATTATAAGATTTTTTAGATGATGATAAGCTCATACTATATGGTACAAATTTATCACCTTCATCGTCAACTACTGGAGTATTGTCAGACTCTATTAAATCTGTTATAATAAATCTATAACTAATATTTAGACCTCTACCACCTCTAACAATTCCATTATCGTCATATCCAAATGCATATTCATCTGTTGGATTATTAGGATATACCATTGAACTATTCATTGGGTTTATACAATCATGTTCTTCTGGTATAACTAAATCTGTTTCTGGACTAGTTAGTTCTTGAAAAGTAGTAGTAATATCTTGATTACTTATACTAGAGTTTAATTTAATAATACCGTTGCTATTACATCTATATGCTCTAGCATCATAATCTACATCCCAAGTTAATTCCTACACATTAGAAGCGAACAATCTATTATCCATTTTCGCTATACTCTTAGCGTTAAATTCAAATGGAACAAGATCATTAAATTCTTCTATACTTAATTCGTTAACGTAACTACTACCAACATCATTGTAATTAAATGTTATTACATTATCCTCAGATTTAGGTAAGTCCAATTCATTAATTACATATATCTTAGGAGTTTGAGTATTGCTAGTATATTGAATACTAATAATTCTTATCTTTTCAAATCTACCATCATTGAACAAAGTAGCTTGTAACATGCAACCTTTATCTGTACTCTCACCTTGTCTATCACCTTTAAATGTTTTAGATGAATTTGAATTACTAGATGATATAGGTATCATAGGACTTAATGAAGAAGTAGATGTTTCTCCGCCATGTACACTGAATAACTGATAACAATATTGTATCATACCAGCTGGTAAATTACCAGATGTCAATTCAATAAACTTAAACGGTGCAATAGTAGAACTTGGTAGTAGATCAAAGTAAGTATCATCTTCTATGTGATTAGTCTTATCTGTTTTATATTGAGCAGATATATTAATGCATTTAATAGAAGAAGTTCCATCAGATATATATATCTTGCTTACTTTATCTGACTCATAATTAGTAACTATAGCTACTTTGTTAACTAAGTTCATAACAGCAGATACTACTAAAGTCCAAGTAGGTTTAATACTGTTGAAATCAGTTATAGCCCATACATTATTAATATAAGTTCCTTCATATAATTCCATAGTAACTACTATACCACATTCTTCTACTATCTTCTTAGTAGAATTGTACCACCTAGTTACTGCTGTACCAAGTATATTTTCAGATGCTTCAATACCACCTTCGTACTATCTTACATCTTCTATATTCTATAGAATACCTGTAGTACCAGCATTATCTGTGAGTAAACGAATATTCTCAGCCCATCTATACTAGTTATCAGCTAGCATAGTAATATCACTGTCGATATTCATACCACCAATAAATGTATTTACTTGGCTATTTATCTCCATAATCTATTATAATTCTAATTCTAATTATAAATTTCTTGTCTATCACCAGTAGTACTAAAGAAAGTACGCTCTTCATCTATTTCTGGAACTAATGTATTCCATGTGTACTTGATATTAGTTAACTCATCTTGGTTAGGCATTAATGATTCAGCATAAGCTTGCTTTCTATAGAAGTTATAAGAGTTCTTAGCATCTAACCATAACTATCTGTGTACATCACCTTTTATATATTTAATATAAAGAATTTTCTATGCACAATACCAGAAACAAGCTTCAAAGTATGACTATACATCTGGCATCATTGGCATACCATCTTCATCAGTATAGATAGCGTGGTATGAGATTTTTGCATATCCTTCTGGAACATTTGAGATGAGATATCCTGGTTTGACATCATATTGTGGCGTATAACTGAAATTAGTACCATTAAAACTAGTGTGCTGTAATCTACCATTTTTGCTACAAACTGTATAATTATTAATCAATGCGCTAAGCGTCTATCTAGTATTAGCATCTTTATTAAGTATTTCTAATGCGTCTTTATCTTTAGTAATATTGTGAAGGTTCTTTACTAATGGTATTAATACATCATCGTGTATAATCATATTACAACAATCACAGTTATCTTTCTTATCATATACACTGAATGTACCAGTACTCTTTTTCATAGGTATCCAACCACCACAATCACATGTAGAGTAAGCTACACTATTTAATCTTTCTAGGTCACATGGTAACTTAGCCTAATAACCATTGATAGGTATTACTTCTACTTTGTGATCTAATTGATTAACAGAACCTATATTCATTAAACTCTCTCCTATCCATTGTTTGATGTCTGTAATAGGTATTTCAGTTTCATTTAAACCTAAGTCCGCAATTACTTTAGCAATCACGGCTTTACTACTTGTCATTTTATATATCATGGCTGCTATTCGTAATCGTGAATATTCTATTTAATTATTTGTGCTAAATGCCTTTTATTTGCTCTAGTAAGTACAATCTAATACTTACTTTTGTTAGACACTAGCATATCCTATTTATTCCAGTAAAGTCTATACTTATAGAATCCTGAGTGTTCGTTAAGTAAATAAGTAAGTTTACCTAATTCTTTTGTAGCTTTGTAATCTATTCTAAGACTTCTACCATCTAAATGTTTAGGTTGTTTCTTTACTATTTGTATACTACCCATTCTATAAGGTAATTTAACTTCTTTACTTTCTTCTAATAACTAATCTCTTAAGTGATAAAAGTAGTCTGTTACTATCTTTCTATAAGTAGTATAATCTATATCGTATACTGTATCTGGTTCTATACTACTTAAGTAATGGTTATAGAATGAAGGTATAGTATAAGATACCGTTTTATTAGCTGATTTATTTAATTCATTCATCGTCTTATACTTCTGTTAACATTCTAATTCATTACATTCTAAGTATCATCCTTACTATCGTTAGTAGTATCAGATACTTGCTATCTCATAGTTAAGAAATCTTTAGTAAAGATCAATTGCTTAACTGTTCCCCACATATAAGCTGGTAAAGGATATTCGTCCTTATCTGGATTATAACACAGTTTATCTTCAGTAGGATCTTCAGCAATTATTTCTACATCAATATATTCTAGTTGATTAGCATCACCTTCTACATATATTCTATTACCTTTAACATATGCAATATAATCTTTACAGGTATACTTTCTATATCTCTAGAATTTCATTTTAGTTTCAGAACCTAATTGAATAATATTACCATAGGCATCTTTTACTGTTATTACTGAAGTAGTAAGTTTAGTACCAAGTAAAGTAGGTAATTCTTTATCTCCTTGGTATTCTGCATGACCTGGATCTTCTTCTATTTTATCCAAATGCATGCGTATAGTCTAATAGAAGATCTAGTCTAATTGCTCTCCCTTATCTAACTTCTGTTTTAATAGGTAAGCTCGATATGTTTTAATCCACAATTCTATCTAGTATCTACTGAGCTTTTCACTCTCAGTAATCTAGTTGTTTCTAGCTTCTAATAGAATATCATCAATGAGCTCATTTAATGTCATATCTATATATTTAAATTATAATTATAATAGTCATAAAACGCATTTTAAGACTTACTGTAAATTTTTATAGTATCTTAGATACACTCCTTAACAGAAACTAATAGCCTTTCTTAAATAGCTTTATAATAATTTTCCGAGCGAAGCGAAGGAACTCTGAGCGAAGCGAGGAAATATTATTAACATACATAAACAACAAAAGCTCGTCCACTATACAGTGAGCGAGCCTCGTAGAGGTGAGCGAACGTTGTGAGCGTTGCCGAGTATTATTTCATTGGAGCTGGTACATTAGGCATAGGTGGCATTGGTGGTTTTGGGAATCCTCCCATAAACATCTTCTTAGTATCTTCGATCATCTTCCTAATATCAGCAACATCATTCTTTAAATCATTTATTTCTTTACTATTGTCAATAGTATTTGTTACTATAGGATCTTCTACCTGTGCTTCTAGTTGATCTAAAATATCTTTACACTTATCCATTTCTTCATCGTACTTACTTGCTGCTTCTTTTTTAGCTTTGAATTCGTTGTAGTTCTATCTAACCATATTAGCTATTTCTTCTTTGTTGGTAGCAACAGTAAGTCCTATAGAAGTATCGTTGATTATTGAACGTTCAGCTGGTACTGATAGTTTCTTAGATTCTCCATTACAACTAATAAATACATCGACTAATTTACGTCTGTTCTATCCTGGTATTGGAAACTAACCTTGCGGCAAAGCTTCATCATAAGGATTTGAAACCTAAGTAATGGAACCAAGACTATAAACAGTAGTCTTTTTAAATGTTCCTAGAACTTCTAATACGTGCACGTGATCTCCTATTTTTAATTGACTAAATAACATAATTGAATTGGTTTTAGTAGGGCTACCTTTTACAGTAGCCCTAAGTTTTTTATTAAGCAGCTGGTGCTACGATATGATTTATAGTCTGAAATACTCCAGTACGTTTATCATAGTATATTAGATATTTATTACCAGTTGAAATTTCTTCTGTTGGCATCTAATCACCAGATCCATTTAGTAATGCTTTACCACTATTAGTATTTACACTAGTCGGATTAGATGATACCTAACTAGAACTAACAGAAGTAGCTACAGATACTAATGATCCTTCTGTTGCACCAGTAGCAGTATGATTAATATTTAACAATATTAAACCTCTGCATGGCAATTGTCTCCATTGAAATGGACATATTCCATAAGTAACAGTATTGTTAGTAGTATCTACATTAGAGAATATAGTATCTAATGTAGGTATACCACCTTGGTCAATACGTCTTACACGATAAGGATTAAAGAAAGGATTAAACATAATTACCTCCTTTCTTATTAGCAACCACAACCGCAACCGTCGTTATATCCGTATCCGTAACCAGTGAATCCACCGTTACATCCGAATGGGTTACAAGTTAAGTAAGCAGGTACTGGACAAGGACGCAACTGATTTACGATATTAGCAGTTTGAGCAGATTGAGATAGACCTAATTCAAGAGCTGACTTCTCAGCACGCAATGTGTCAATCTTATTCTGCATTTCACGCATCTCAAGTTGACAGAACTTATCGTTAATCATTTGAGTTTGTGCATCTATCTTAGCACCAATTACATTAAATTTATTAGTATTATCTGTTAACAAGTTATTGAAACCACCAGTAATTGCATTCTGCAAAGTATTAGTTTGCTGACAGATAGACAGTTTATTATCAGCACTCATTTGAGTCAAGTTCAAATTAACAGAGTCAATTGAACGTTGAGTCTGGCAGCAGCAGTTAGCCAATTGAGAAGCCAAGTTAGCATTACCAGAAGTAATAGCATTGATTACTTCACAGCTAGCCAATTTAGTATCACAAGCAATCTGACTTACGCTAGTATTAATAGTATTCAAAGCTGTCTGTACAGCATTAATATCACAATTTAAAGTATTAGACAAAGAACTGATAGCATCTTTGTTACCTTGAATAGCCTGCATTAACAGACTTGTATTAGTATCGGTATTCAACTGAGAAGCAAGACGACTAGCATCATCACTACCTCTACCAAAACCGTTACCTCCAAAACCGCCCCAGCAGAAGAAGATTAGGATGATCCAAATCCACCACCAACCGCCGTTTCCACCGAAACCGCCGTTGTTCATCATAGCCATAAGAGCAGCAGGGTCCATATTACCTTTGTTTGCATTCTGCAAAAGTGCAGCTACACCTGGATCTATACCAGCGTTTTGTACTAAAATTTTTTCAGGTTCGTACATAGTTCTCATAAATTTTGATTAAATTAATATCTTGATATTCTTCTTTCATACATAGGTTCATATCTATGCATTCTTTCCTCTTCACGTTCACGATCTAAATATTCATCGTCTTCGTCATAGTCATAACCGTAGCGAGTCATTCTTCCTCCTCTACCTCTTCCACGTCCTCTACCACCACGAGCGTAACGATACTCATGCTCTTCATCTTCATCGTCTTCAAGCATTAACATCGTCTTAGCTTCTTTGCGCAATTTATCACACATAATATAGCAATAGTAATACCACATCTTTCCTTCTTCTATGTCTTTATCATTCAACCAAGCTTTTGCTAGTTCTACAAAGTACTTAATGTGATCACTGCTTGTCATAGTAACAACTGCACGATAATAGTCTGAACGTATCATATTGAGAGCAACGTACCAATCATACTTGTTGTATTTCTCACCTTTCAGATTGATTCCGTACTGGTTAGCGATTGAAGTAGTTTCTTCTAAACTCCAATGTTCTCCACGAGAGCCATCTTCGTTTTCCATCTTAGAGACTGCTTTTAGTGCACATTCTTCATTGAAGTGTGGACCATACATAGCCTCATGACGCTCTATTTTCAGTCTTTCTCTCATTGCATTAATTGATTTAATTATTCGACTTATAAAGTTCATTTTGATAAATCTATTATTCTAGTATTTTCTACATTGATTAACTTGTTACTGTTATCAATTTGGTACTTATAAATAGTTCGTTTTTTAAAATCAAAGTGAAGGAGTCGCTATAACCAATTCTTATAATTACGCTTATATTCTTTTTTAGTATGAATAAATAGTGATTGTGTATTGCGAATGTCGATACTGTGTGTTAGGAGCGTATCTCTTTTATTTATTACGATTGATGTCAAATTGTTTGGTTTGATTTCCACTTTAAAGTCAGTTGATCTAACTACTATTGTAGTATCGTGTACTACTTTCTACTCCTATATCTGTATCTATTTCAACTCCTTCTCTTTGATTTTCAATTTCTTTACTGTAGCTTGTACTTCTTGTATCAAGCTATCTTTGGTTTCTTTAAATTCATCTAGAGTAAGCTATAGAACTCTATTATCATTCTTCTACTATGTTGCTAGCTATTCATAGTAAAGATAGTTATTAGTTACTCTATCTAGTTCTCTATTCTTCTTATCTAGCTAGTTATTCTAATAAAAACAAATGGCAGCGAGAATCGTAATGATAATCACTGCCATTGCTTTGTAATTCCTTTTAAACCAACCGATAATGTTACTTATTAATCTTTTTGCTAGACTTATCAGTATTGGTATCATTTGTAATAGTATTTTGTTCTTCTAAGATGTCTGTTATATCTACATCTAAATATTTTTCTGCTTTCGACTTTATAATCTTTGTGAAGAGTTTTGTAACCAATGAATTAGGTTTTAATGCTTTCCTAGATTCTAATAATGATATTATTTCTGCAAAACATATTGCTCCTGCTGCAACTTTAGCTAACACCAGATCAGCATATGTCATAAATATAAACTTATCTAATAAAGTAAATCCAGCTATCATTATAGCCGCAAATCCTAGTTTCTCAATAGTAGACCAAAACTTACCAGATTCAAAATAACTATTATTAGTTACTTGTCTACATACTTTATATCCATAGATTAAGTCTAATATTATGAATAGAAATGACACACCTATCAACGGTGCAGCTGGTGCTAGTATAGTTGCTATACCTGTTAACCAACCTACTATAGATTGATATCCATTAGCAAATATACGTCTTGCAAGATTCATTATATATAAACTTCTACTCAACACAACTTAAAATAATTTTATCTGAAATAAAAATGCTAGTCAATATTTATTACTGCTAGCATATGTTAAAGTCTCTGCAATTATATAACTATAACGTACTCATTATTCGTATGTTCTATTTCCCTTACGTATATCCAAGTAATCTAATAGCTCTTTATGTTTAATAGTTTTATTAAGTAAAGAATAACAGTTAGCATGTTTAAACCACCCTATATAACTAGCCATCTTTCTTTTATAATATTTATAGTTAGTGCTTCTTTTATTCAGTTTAGCATTCTTCTTACAGTATTTTTTCTTTAATACTTTTCTAACTAAAGTAAAATTATGATATATTTTATATCCAACAAAATCTATACTTCTACTTTCTACTGGGAATACCTGATAGTTATTCTTTAACTATAGTTTTAAGTTATCTTTTAAATACTACTTTATATCTCTAAGTAATGTCTACAAAGACTCTTTATCTTTATAAAGTATTACTATATCATCTGCATATCTATAATAATACTTTATGTTTTTATCTTCTTTAACCCAGTGATCAAAGTAAGATAGATATAGATTAGCAAAGAACTAAGATAAGTAATTACCAATAGGCACTCCATCTGATGAATCTATTATTTCATCTAACAACTATAACAGTTCTCTATCTGATACCTTTATTCTAATTATCTGTTTTAATATATCGTGATCTACTGAAGGATAAAACTTTCTAATATCTATTTTAAGACAGTATTTAGTATTCTTTCTATCTTTTAGATCATGCTATATCTACTTAAGAACTTTGTGAATTCCTCTTTTCTTAATACAGCTATAAGTCTAAGGTATCATCTAATTAATCCACAAAGGTTCCATTATGTTCATAATAGCGTGATGTACTATACGATCTGGAAAGTAAGGTAGTTTAAATATTATTCTTTCTTTAGGTTCATATAATTTAAAAGTAAAATATTCAGAAGTTTTATAAGTATGATTGATTAACATATCCTGTATCTACTTACAAAATCTTTCTATATCTTCATCTACTTTTTTTACATCATCTCTGTGAGTTTTATTCTTTCTAGCATTGTGATGAGCTAGTTTTATATTTTCTAAATCTGTTATCTTCTAATATAAATTCTTAAATTTCTTCATAGTCTGAAATTACAAAGAGCTTTCGATATTTCACTACTAACCCTTAATAAATTATTTATATTTTTTACCAAGTGGTAAGGTCCTTCTCAGTAGTTGGCTATTATATGATAGACTGAAAATATTATGATACGCAATTTCATTGAACTGATATTAGCATTGGAATTACTAACCTCATTATTGGAATTAAGATTGAATAGACCTGCTTTGCTGCTATTGTCAGAGTTACTACTTTTTTACTTAAAACTAATAATGCATACTCGTTCTAATTCTAGAGAAGCAACCTGTGGGTATTACTTAACTATACCGTATTGCATAATTAAGTCATTACTCCGCCCACGGGAGATATGTTAATCGAGAACCGATAGAAGCATCGGAACTACCAACCCCACCACCGGAATTAAGAGCGAATAGACCCGCCCCGCCGCCATTGTCAGAGCTACCACCGATTAACAAACAATGTTCTGAAGCATCAGTATTATCCCAGTTATAATCACACCAGTATGTAGTTTCTGAACCACCTGAAACAGATATAGCAAAGAAATCACAAGTAGGTGTAGCCTTAATCTCGGTTTTATAACCATTGCTGACCATTGTACTAGCACATAAAGATTTGTAACTAGCATTTTTATTAGTTGTAAACTAATCTGGTTTCACAGATTTATACCAAGTTCTATAACCATTACTATACACGCTAATAACATCATCTGTATGTTTCCATACATGACCAAATGGATTTTCAATTCCTCTATATCTGTTACACTTACGTGTAATAGTAGAAGTGTTTGATCCAGACTAATCAGTCTATTGTATAGTTACTGTAACTTCACCAGAACCACTACCTAAGCTATCAGAACTTCCTGTTGGCATAAACGACCAAGTTTGAGCTCCGTTGATAGTTGCTGTTCCTGTAGTACAACCAGAACCCAATCCACCTTGTCTAAATCCTTCAGGAGTTAGCTCAGTATTAACAGCCTTTTGTGAATTTCTAGTAGCATATTCTACTAAGAACAAATGACATATAGCTCTATGTTCTTCATGTGTATAAAGATTCCATTTAGCTTCTCCGTCAAATCCATTAGCTCTAGCCCAAGTTCTGCCATTAGTTCTATTGAAGTTAACAGTAGGTAGTTGACCTTTTACACTAACTAATTTATCGCCACTTTTATACACTTCATATGCGCTAACATATGCTTCTTTATGATGATACCATCCTGGTTTAGCGTGAGGACATAATTTCAAATTATGTGTTTTTGTACCTGGAACGTAATCATCAGTATACCAAAATTCTGGTATTCTAATCATTATATTATCTGAATCTCTACTAACTATAGACCACTAAATATTATTGGCGTTTGCATACGATGTTTTCTAAAACTAGTCATCTATAGGCAATATAATTTCTGAAACGGTGTCTTCAATATTAGTAATATCAAATGGTTTCATCATACTCTATATAGGCAATGATCTATGCATGTCCATATTACCAATACGAGTACAATCTGGATTAGAAGATGTTTCTGACCAAGATACCCCGTACCAGTCAAATTCTTCTAAATTCTAAGATGTTACATTGAATGTAATATGTCTACTTACTACATTATTAGGCAATGAACTAACAACACTAAATTGAACATTTGGAGATTCGGGTTCTCCATGTATAACTCCGTATATTTTAAAATTACTATTTTCAGGTTGATATATGTATATGTTCATTCCAGATTCTGTAGTTTCTATATACCATTTAGTCAAATCATAAAATGTTTTAATTTCAGTATGTACTTTTCCACTAATGAGCTAAAGATCGGTAAATTCTGGAGAATAAGCATTTATTAATAACTAATAAACATAAATGTAGCCATCATGATATTCAACAACTTTATAACTATTGGGGAAATACTTATGATTAACCTAAATCTTTAAATAATTTTTAGTAGTTGACTATATGTATAATGTATGTTCAATATCTTTAACATTAACACCATCTACCATATCTGCATTCAGATTGGTACATAGAGTAGTAGAATTAGTTTTGATAGGAGCTAGATTAGCACTGGTTGTTAATGATAACTATCCATCTCCAAATGAAGCTTTAGTAACAGTATTATAACCAAGGTTGAGAGTCTAATTAGTTCCAACACCAAGATACCATTTATTATTTGTCTAATTGTTAGGATAGAATCTCATATACGCACCACCGTCAGATGCAGTACTGAATAATTCTAATTGAGCTCCTTCTGAATTCTTAATATTTAGTATACCAGTCATAGTATCACCAGCTTTCTTTACATAAGTAGTAGTAGGATCTACACCTAATGCACTAGTTACATTAGCCTTAGTTATACTAATAGTACCACCATTTGCTAATGTTATATTACTACCTATCTTAACACCACCTAATGCACTAGCTGTAGCAGCAGGTAATACATACTTATTAGCTTCAGCTTCTATAGCAGCTAGTTTATTCTTTTCAGGAGTAGTATAATCATTAGTACTAAGACCTTTACCTTCAACTTTATCTACTTTTTGAGTCTACAGTTGAGTAATATTACTATTCAATGTCTCTTCTACACCAGTAGCTCTTTCTACTTCATTTGCTATAGCTGTAGCATTAGCAGACTCAGCACCTTTAGCTCTAGTTACTTCACTAGCTAAATCACTAGTTAGTTTCTATTCTGCTTTCTCTGCTCTAGTCTATTCAGCTGTTACAGTTGTATCTGTATATGACTTAGCCTGTTTAATAGCATTAGCTATAGAACCAGTAGTAGATTCATTACCATTAATAATAGTAAGTTTATCTTCATTCACTTTTACTCTATTAGTAAGTGAAGACACATTGTTATTAATAGTAGTATCAGCTTGAGTTCTATCAAGTATCTCTTGAGCTAAGTTATCAGCTACTTCTTGAATACTACCTTCAATAGCAGTAGTATCAAATGAACCTGATAAAGCATCCCAACCATCTTCAGTCCATACTACGTTAGTACCAGCATCATAATGCTTACCACCTAAATTAAACGCATTAATAATATTATATACATCACCAACTACATTGTTGTCTTTAGGTAGAGCTTCAAACGTACTAGATCCTTTTACTTTATAAGCACCAGATAATTTAGCATCTACTTGTGCCTTAGTATAAGTATCAGACTTATCTGCTTTTAACGCTAATGCAGCATTAGTTGCAGCAGTATGATCTGTAATCTTATTATCAAGTTCTTCTTCTTTAGCCTTAGCTCTATTCTTCTCAGTAGCTATATCGTTGCCTAATTTAGTTTCAGCAGCACGAGCAGTAGCAGCTTCTTTATCTATATTACTTTGTAAAGTAGCTAGAGACTATTCTAATGAATCTGAATCAATAGCAATACTAATTACATTATCTTCACTAATACTAACATCTTTACCTGGTTTTAACTTATTAATCAAGTCATTATAATCACCAGATGTAGCTACTGGTTTAAAATCTGGTTTACCAGTAATATTATTCCATTGTACAGCTAGATCACCAGATGCACTAATTACATTAGTTTCTTGATCAATTTCAATGTTCAAACCTGCAATGAGTTTCTTCTAATACTTTGCACGTATATCAGCAAAGGTATCAATCATCTCAGTATGAAGTTCCTATAACTGATGTTGTTTAACAAAGTCTAAGAAGTCTTTAGATGTGACAATACCAGCTGATCCAGTAGATGCTATGGGTAAAGATATAGAATCATTACTTCCATCATACTTAAACATTACCATTGTAATATTGTTAGGATTAGAAGTATTAAATTGTATATCCTTTATTACATCTTTTACTTCTTCATCATCTACTTTACTATCTACATCACTAACATTTGCTTTATCATTAAGCAATTTATTTACCTATGTTTTAGTATAGTAGTTGTTAAGGTCAGGTACACCTCCAGAGGCAGCTAGTCTTACCCATTCGGTTCCATTGAAATATTTAATGCTACCACCATAAGGATTATCAGATAAGTCAACCCAATAGTCTATTTCTTCTGGATTAGGTTGAACAGACGTTGCAAAAAATATTATCCTATTCGTTACCATATGTATTTGTTATATTAAGCTGCTGGAGTTTCTAATGCAGCAACTCTTGTAGTTAATGCGTCAATTAAATCTTTTAAAGCTTTGCCTTGAGCAGCAGCTAAAGCTTCTGTAGTACTAGTACTTGTTAAAGTGTTATTTATAGTCACTTTAGTATCTGCTGTAGGAGGTGTATATCCTAATGCACTAGTCACATTAGCTTTACTAAGACTAATTGTACCATTACTATAAGAAATATTTGCTCCTACTTTTACTCCACCAATAGTTTCAGCTGTAGCTGTTGGTAAAACATATTTATTTGCTTGTGCAGCAATACCATCCAGTTTAGTTTTATATGCATCCGTAAAGTCATTACTAGACAATTCTTTACCTTCTACTTTATCTACTTTACCTGATTCAAGTGCAGCAATCTTAGCACTCTGATCATTATCTGTATCATCATTTATTGGTAGCCATTTGCTACTACCTGCATAATACTTAATTACATTACCTTTTGGATCTGCTGCTAAGTCAACCCAGTAATCAAACTCTTTAGGATTTGGAGCTATATAGCTTCTTGTTATTCTTGTCATATACGTATATTTTAATTATTAATTCTAATGTATTACAAATTGTAATAACTTATGAGTTCCAGTAGGATCACTTATATTTAAAGATACTCTAGCCTATCTAGTAGCATTAGTATCATTAGGATCTAATGTAATATCTATTCTGTCCTACTTTACATCTATGTGCACATAATCTGATGAACTAAATCCTTTTATAATATACAGAGTACGACTAATATCAATAGATACAGTTTCACCAGACTTAATAAATCTATGTGGAGTAAGATTCCAAGCATTAACTACTTCAGGAATAATTGTTCTTGCTTTATTATCCACATATAATATATTATATAAAATAGTTTCTTTTTCCATAACGCATTTTAAGGCGTTTTAAGCCACTTTCTTTATTAAATGAACAACTCATCCATTAAACTCTAAAAGCTTCTTAGAAGAGTCCTTAGGTACGTAACAATCAATGTGAGACCACCCGTCTGTATTAGCTTCTAATCTAATAGGATATTCAAATAATTCAGCATTCTATCTTACTATATTATTCACTGTATTACTATCTAAATCCTTTACATTAAAATCTATTGCTTTACCAAGTGCGTGAGCTGATAAGTAAACATTATTTTTACTCTTTACTAACTAACACATATTACAACGTAATCCTCTCTATGAGAACTATCCACCAGCTTTCCAAGTATTAATAGTAATAGGTTTATTGAATATCTTAGTACGTAGTATATACAAAGTACTAAGTAATTCAGTACTTATAAACTACCAAGAAGTTTCACCAAATTTAGAGTAGCAATGAGGACACACTAATTCCTATATTTTAAAATAAGGTTTTAATTTATCTATTAATTCATTTCTGTCCATACTTCACTGTTTAAAATTTCATTTAATTCATTACTGTCATAAAGGTATGAAGAAATTTCCTCTTCTCCTAATACGGGTGCGACAAAATCCTCGTGTAACAGAATCATTGTTCCGTCTAAACTTCTTCTTGCGTGAATAGGTGGAACTATTCCGTGTTCCATACACCATTCTATTGTTACTATAACGTATCTCATTTTGTTATCAAATTTTCAAGTACATAATCAATCAAATCCTGCTCGGTGAATCCGTCAGTTTGTTGGGTGGGAACTGAATCGAAACCGATGGAGTTGTAGAAAGCCATGCTCATATAAGATGAACCATAGCTATTAAAAAATATTATGCTGTTATTACCACCATCAGTAGGATTTACGATTGTTACTGTTTTCTTTTTATTTAGCAGATTATTTGAAACCTCAGCTTCATTTAATATACCATCCAAATAAGTTACACCACCTGTATTTCTAAAATTGTAGGCTGTAATGCCAGGTTGTCCATATATAGAAAAGCTGTCTTGAGCATACCAAGTCTTATATAACCCTAATGGATTTGCTGTCATAAACAACACCTTCACGCCCTGCTGCAAGTTCCCCACAACACCGTAATCATCCACTCCGTCTGTCACTAGGGCGTTGGGATAGGATGGGATTTGCTCAATTGTGATATTACAGGTATGAGGATAGGAAGCTGCTATAACTTGCCATTTCATATTATATGTAGCGGAATATGTGGAAGCAGGTAATTCGTACTCTCCATCCTTTTTCATATCAAATATAATCGTTGCCAATTCACCTAATGATGTATCTCCATATACTACATATCTCAATGTTTCATTAGATGTGATACCTGTTACTCTTACTTTGTATTTTTTGGACGGAGAATTAACTCTAGTTTCTATTACTCCACCACTTACTTTTACATTATTTATAGTAATAGTATTGTCTGTTATAGTTCCATCACCTCTTACGCCACTTAAATAGGTAATAAATAATGCACTGTCAAGATAGTTATATTCATACCCACCCACACCGCTCATTGCCGCGAACAGGAAATTGTTAAGTTTCAGCGGCCTGTTGTTTCCGCTATGGTCTTGCAGGTATGGATTGGTTTTTAGTATCTCGTTTGTGGGAACGGATTGTTTTGTAGGTATTTCTTCTACCACAATATTACAATCCACATCATTTACATTGTCACCTGCCAAATAAAATCCAGGATAAGATGTGTTTGTTGTGCTACTGTTCCTGTATTCAGGTATGTCATATTCTCCATCAGACGTTATCTGAATATTATCATATCCAACCCTTCCTTTAATAGTGAAACCTGTTGGCAATCCTGTTACACGTATTTTATAAGATTCTACATATTGTAACGGTTTTACAATTATTTGCCAAAATGCAATATTATTGTTATTTGTAGGTGTATGAGTTATCGTACACTTATTTATAGTATTATCATAAGTCAATTTTCCACCATTGTTAACGAAAGGATTTGCATAGGTAACGCTAGGAATATATGTATCCACAGGCTTTGACATATCATATCGAAACACCATGTGTTCTTTCACCCAATCTGCTATATTAGGTTTAGGATTAACAGTTCTATCATATTCTCTCTCGTCTACGATAACTCCTCTATCATCAACATCATATTCTAATACTTTATTGCCTAATATGTGGTGCATTGTTATTATTTTCATTTCTTTCTCTATTTCTATACATATTATCTACTAATAAATCAGCTATAACATTTATACCTAACTATTTGCTATCACTGATTAATTGTTCCTACATTACTACTAGGAGCATCTAATAGATGCCCTCTAGTAGTTCTCTATCACTCAGCTGTTTGATCTGATTGTGTAATTGATTGTTCATTCTTAATACTGTTTAAAGCATCTATAAAGAAAGGAGTGCCATATTGATTAGCATATTTAGCTATTAACTCTATTTCTAGATCATTATAATCTTCCTCACCTGTAGAATTATATATTTTTAATGCTAAAGCGTGACCATCTATACCTTGTGCAGTCTTGTATAAACCGTTAGCTAACTCTTTAGATATATCTAATATAATAGGTGTTGTTTTATCTAAAGTATCGTACACTTTAAATTTCTTAAAATCAATATTCATAATAAATACTATTTAAAATTATTGTCCTGCATAATCTGTTTCTACCCATCTAAAACTTGGATAATTAGTAACTAAGAATCCCATAGAGTTACCTGGATGTAAATATACAGATTGATTTACAGTATTATTTGGTCTAAAGTAACCAGATATAGTAACACCAGAAGTATCTGGGTGAATCATAATTCTAACATGTATTGCAAAGTATGTAGGTAAGCTATTGTACCCAAACATACTAGCTACTGCATTAGCATTTGGAAGGTTAACGGTATATTCTCTATTGGCTCTAATCATTATTATATTACCTTTACTCATATCTAATTTATAAGTACTACCAGTAATATTTACTACATTTATAGTATCGCCATATACAGCAGCTGCTCTAACAGCAGCATTTGGTGAATATAATGCATAATTTTTAGTACCATTTGCAACATCTACATATAAACCATAATTAGCTGAATCGAAACCATAAGCCGTAGAAGCATTGTAATTATGATTTACAAATCTACCTGTGGCTGTAAAAGCACCACCAACTGTAGCAGGAACAGTATCGCTACCTATCATAACATATGATGTACTATTACCAACTCTAATGAAATCTGGATTTATACTGAGACCACCACCAGAACCACTTGCTGTTGCACTACTACCAATATGATTTCCACTTATTTCAAATCCAGCAATCTGACCACTATTTATTTTTACAGAACTAAAATTACCACCAGATGCATTTACAGTACCATTAAATGTACCAGAAGTAGCTGTTATGCTACCGGTAATATTAACGTCTGTACAAACAAACCTACCAGTATTACTATTCATTGACAGTTTACCATTATTAGAAGTAAATACACTTCCACTAAAGTTAAAGTCACCTAACTTAGCATTATTAGCTAGTAAGTTATTTACTGTTAGTATTTCTTGCTTAGAAGATATATTCCAATAACTGCTAGTCATACTGGGTGTCTAACTAGTATTATTCTGTTTAGCTAAGTACACATTACCTTGATATACTACATAGTCTATAATAGTTAAATTATTATAGTTCTAATACTGAGTATAATCATTCTAATACTTAGCTATTGCCTTCTTAGTAGAATTAGTACTAGTGGATTGAGAATCACTATTAACATAATTAACAGTAAAATATCTAAATAAATAAGGTTTATCTTTATTTAATGCTGGCTTATTAGTAGACCAACCCTCACTAGGAACAGATGTATTAGTTGAATTTGCAAAGTATTGTGTAACAGATGTTACTCTAGAATTAGAATATGTTAATAATACTTCAGGTATTGTTTTGGTAATAGTACCATCTGAATATGTTATCTTACTATAAGAGTGTAATTTACCTTGAGCGTATGTATTTGTAGGTACATTAGTAGACCAGTTAGTAGTATCATAAGATACACTTTGATCTGTTGAATATAAGTAATAATTAGTTACACTAGATACATCTTGACCTTTTATTGCATTTGATGCTTTATCATGATAGTATTGTACTCCAGATCTCCATTGACCTCTATCTCTCATGATAGTATAAGTTTCATCTATATCAGATACATCTCCATCAAATACTACTGGAACTTCAGCTGACCATACTTTATATTGACTAGTAGGACTTAACGAACTGTAATCTCCACTATCTGTAGTAAATCCAAACCAGAACTTTGTAGTAGATAGTGATGAATTCCATGTAGAAGTAAACGTAGTGCCAGATGTACTGTTGATCTATTGCCATGAACCAGAACTGTTTAAATAATAGCTTTTCCAATATCCTGATACAGAACTAGTAGCACTATCATCAACTCTAACTTTTATGGCACTTAATTTTACATTTGTAGTTTGTAGGAATCCCTCTGAAGATCTAATGGCAGAAGGACAACCATTAACAGTTATACTATAACCATTAGATCCTGGCTTACCTGGTTCTCCAGGTTCACCTGGTTTACCATCTTGACCTGGTCTACCTGGCTCACCATCCTTAGACCATTTAGCCCATAGTGCTCCAGTTTTCCAAGCGTGCCATTTACTATTCTCTTTCTTTCTAGTCCAAACATATTCGTAAGGTATAGATTCAGTAGGTCCAACTGGATTATCACTCCATCCACTAGGTACATAATCATCAGCTTGATATTCACTGGAATCTACATTTGCAGGTGGGTAATTAGAACCACCAGGACCTAAACTATCTCCACCAACATAGTTAGAGAATCTCTTATAGATGTATTCGTAACCATCACCATCTTTACCTCTTTCGGCATATCTAGACCATATACCAGGAGTAGACCAGTTACCCCATACTTGTGTAGCCTTATCTAAGTATCTCTGAGATACCCATTCATATACTAAAGATGCAGTTACACCCTGAGGATGATTAGACCAACCACTAGGTATATGACCAGCTTGATTTACACTAGCAGGAGTACTAGGAGTTTTACCATCAGCATTTCTAGTATAAATAAATTCAATACTATTACCATCTTTACCATCTTCACCGTCAGCACCAGTAAGACGTATAAGGTTAGACCACGCTGTTAAAGTACCATCTGGATTAGCAAATCGTTGAATCTACCAAACATATTGTCCTTCTGGTGGAACTATTTCACTATCAGTAGTCCAACCTGAAGCAGCTGTATCTGTTGGAATAGCAGGCTTAGTAGCAGATACTTTCCATCTATATTGATAGTGACCACCTGATAAACCTTGTTCACCCCAATTAGACCATAGTGCTGGTGTACTAAAGTTAGACCATACTCCATCTGTACGTACACGTTTACAAGTCCATTCTGCTTTATAGTCTTCATTTACTCCCTTTGGATCATCAGACCAGTTATAGTCTTTAGAACCACCGTTAGATATAGTAGGAATATAGTCATTCTATTGAATAGATGAAGGAGTTTGTGGTACTCTATCAACGTCAGCAGTACGAGTAAATATATATTCATACCCATCACCATCCATACCTTTTTCACCCCACTTGGACCACAACACTGGTTGTGTAAATTCTCCCCATACACCTTCTCCAATTTTAGCAGCTTTCTTTTCACGTTGTGATACCCACTCATACATTTTCTCTTTAGATACTCCTTGAGGACTATCTGACCAACCGAATGGTATGTAATCGTCTTGCTAAGATGTATCCGGTTTATCAGGAGCTTCGTTAACACTAGTTACTTGATAAATAAATTCAAGTTTAGTACCATCAGAACCGTCTTCACCTGTTTCCCCAGTAAGTCTAATAGGATCTGTCCAACCTGATAATGATTTATCTGGATATACAGTAGCTTGAATCATCCAAGTGAATACTTCTTTACTTTCTCTCTTAGGCGGATACATGTACCAAGTATAGTTATCATCTACAGGAGGTATCTATGTACTAGTAGGTTTAGGTGGTTGTACACTAGAATTAGTATAACAGAATACTGTGTATTGACCATCTGCACCTTCTACTGAAGCACCACGGAATCTATTAGGATCCCCCCATTCTCCTTCATCTACTTTACGAGAACTCTTAGTAGACATCCAAATTGCTGAAGCTGTATAGTTTCTATGCCATCCGTAAGAAGTACCATCACCAACAGGTCTATCTGGTGTAGCATCATTATCATTATAAGTTACCCACAATCCGTTAGCTTCAAGTTGGTAACTCATATTGTATCTTCTATTTACTGATATGGCTCCTTCACAGTTAATAACTAAATCAATACGCATATCATTGATATTAGTTATCTTAGTTACTTTGAATACACCATCTTGCATAGTACATTCTACACCTGTTGGAGTATACTCTACAAAGTAACTACCTTCATTATATACTGTACTATATGTTAATTCTGTTTTACCTTTCCAAGCCTATACAGCAAAAGTAAGAGATTTAGTTTGATTATAATCTTCAATGATATTGAATTCATTATCTACAATTACTGTACCAAACTCACTACTAAGTGAAACAGCGTAAGCATCTTGTCCATGTAATTGGTCTAACTATTCTGGTGTAAATTCAATAATAGAACCAGTCATATATACATTAGTCAAGTATGCACCATCACCTTGTAATTGACCATTATTAGGAGCACCTGGTATAGTAAGACCGTTTAGGTTACCAAACTGTGAAGCTATATTAGTATAGTTCAGAGCCCAAGTATTTACACCTTTTAAATATCGTTTATATGTACGAGTAGCATAAGCACTAGATCTTCTAGTTTCATCAGTAAAGTTACCATAAACGGCAAACTTCATTGCCTTACAAGGATGCTGTGTAGTACCTTGTTTTAATGAATACCTAAACTGTTTACCTCTAGCATCTAGTACTTCTATAGGAGTAAAGTAAGCTGTAGAGAATCCTTGTACTTTATCAAAACCACAATCGTCAGTACCAGTTTCAGTATTATTAACTCCATCAAAATTATGGAATATACCTCTACATATATCATTTACATGTATACCACTATATTCACCTTCTTCTAGTTTCAATGTAACTATTTGGTTAACTAAGTCTACATCTTCAATAGTACCAAATGCTATTGAATTCCATAGTTCACCACTTACTACATCTATCTTATTAAATCTCAATTCTGGTACTTCTAAGAACTCTCTAAGAATAAGACTAGTCATTTCACCTCTACCGTCTTTATCTATTTGAGCACCAGTACCACCAATCATACCAGTAATAAAAGTACCCATCTAAACTCCTTGATTTAGATAAGTCATTTTATTACTTCTCAAACCACCGTTGAAAGTAATTATACCTGAAGATACATCATCATATAGTTTACTTATAAATAGTTTACTACCTTCAGATTTAATCAAAGCTTTTACTACAGAAGTATCTACTACACCTCCACCTTCACCACCGCCAATACCTAATGCTGATGGTTGAATATTGTGCCATGTACCATCACTAGCATACTACAGTAAATCTCCTTCTGTAATATAAGTAATAGTAACATCTTTAAGAGTAGCTAAATGATTAATTCTTTCAACTAATGTATCAAGCTCACCAACACTAGTATCTAGAGTTTTTATATTGCCCTATAATGTTCTTACTAGTCCAGTGAGTTCATTTAATTCGTCTTTAGTTGCATACTATGCCATTATTTCAATAGTTTATCTATTACTACTAATAATTTCATTCTCTATTCCTCATCTATATTAAACGTATCTCCTTGAATTAGTATATCATATACGTAATTAACACACACATAGTTTAATATCTGAGTTCTATCATAAGCAATATCATATTTTACTTTATTGCTTATTGTTTTACCTATTTTATAGTTATTTTCTATCATAGTGTACAACAACCATTACTACAACTCCTACAAATTCTACAATTTGTTATCCTATTATATGTACAACAAGTATGTTCTAATGGAATTTCTAAGAGTCTACATAAATCAACATAATAATCTATAGCATCTTCAGTTAACTAATTAGCTAGAGCATATTCAAGTAATTGTGATTTAAAATCACACATTAATATTTTTTCTTTCTAATGTTTGTCCAGACATGTATTACAAAATGTTACCAACATGTTTACTTTTCTATAATACAGGTTTTTCTAATCTATTGCAATTGAAACTGCATTATTACTCCCAACAACATTAACTATAAAGGATGTAGAATCATATTCTGTAATGTCTATAGTAATAGTGTTATCAGAAATATTGGGAGAATTAATGACATGATTATGATCTTCATCATTTTCACTATACATGTTTTTCTTATTAAGAACATTGTCTAAATAAACTTTAGTGACCGAACTAGCGCTATCTAAAGTGATTGTTAGAATATTGTTTTCAATCTTTGTATTAATTATTTTCATATCAATCATATCAATAAAATTAAAAAGGCGAAGCCGAGGATAAACCTCAACCTCGCCTGGGTTTAAATAAAGAAACCGTGTATTATACAGCACTAGTATCAACACCAGTGATAAATGCTTTAAGATTCTTAACAAACTGAGATGCACTCAAGTTAGCTGCTTCTTCAACGTACAATTCAGTAGTCAACGGAGTAGTTTTAATGTACTGATTATCTGGTGATAAATACAAATTATCATTTTCAATAGTAATGTAATCGTAGTTAGCACCTTCAGTAACATTGCGTTTCGGTTCGATAACAGGATATGCATCTGTAAATACATGACCCTTGTAACCTAACATACGTACTTCCATATCACGAACTTGTTTCCAGTAACCTTTACCAGGTTTACCAGCAGTCTTAGTAATAGTTACACCAGGAACTGCTTCAGGAACATTAGATAACAATGCGCCAGGAATAGTAACATACAGAGAAGCTTCCATAGAAACTACTGAATATTCATTCAATGAATAAACACCTTCGTTATCATCTTTAGGAAGAGCTGTAAGTGTTAATTTATGACTTGCAAATGCAGCATTTACTCTACGATTTGCATGTTTATTAATCTTCTTCAACAGTGCATTACCCAAATCGTCAGCAGTTTCGGTTGTAGCAATTACTTCATAAGTATGAGTAAACTGTCCCGGAGCTTCGTACATGTCTTTATAAACAATACGCAAAACATATCTGTGACCGATAACAACAGTAGCACTAGTTAAATCAATTTCGATTTTCTCTTGAACTGGTGCAACATAATCACCAATTACGTAAGAAGGTTTAGAAGCTTTCTGAATTGCGTTAGAATACTCTACAGAACGTTTAGTAGCACTAGTACCATTAGGTAAAGCGATAGTCATATTATCACCAACTACACCAATATATACTGTAGATGCTTTTACTGCACTAGCTTCATCTTTAATCAAGCTCTTATTCTCATCGAACAGAGCTACAGCACCCTGAGTAAGACTATCTACTGTAGTATAAGATGCTGGACATGTTTTACCGATAAGTACGGTATCTGTTCTAGTAATCATATATAATTTTTTTTATTTTTTATAGTTAATTACAGCCTAACAATATTGTTTAAATTCTTCTAAATTCAAATTTGATTTCATAAAATTAACAGCAGAACATATTAACCAAATATTATCCTTAGTATAACCTTTAGAAGAATCTATTCTATCTATAGATACATTAGTGTTAGTTCTACCGTGTTTTGTTGTAGTCATTGGTATTCCAGTTAAAGCACATTTACCTTCCTACTAATTCCACAATTGATATAGAAATTCTAGATCAATATCATAGTATTGATTTTTAGACTTAGCTCTATTCTAAGCATCATACAATCTTTTCTTTAAAGTAAAATCTAATAAATCTATATCTTTTTGTTTCTCTCTTCTTTGTCTCTAAGCTAAAGCTTGACACTATTTACATACATAACTTTTTCCATTTCTGAGTTTAGCTTTCTTACAAGGAGAAAATTGAGAAGTCTCTTTGAATTCTTTACAAACGTGACAATATAATTTTTCGTCCATAATTAACGGATTAGACAATGCGCGCTGTCTTTGTTTGTCTTTCTACTTTCCTTATTGCAGATTTCCACGTCAGACAAACGCTTAAAAATAATTAATACTTTCTCATTCCATTGAAGCAATTTCGTTGGAATAAGCATTATAATGCTACATTGGTTTAGTAGCAAGATAAATCTAGATTGCCATTTTCACAATTTCCATATGTGTATGTTCTGGCAAATCTGTATATTCGGTATTAGTAATATTACTTGAATTAATTTCAGATGGTTTAGCTAAGTATGTAATCTCATATTCACTTACTTTATATTTACCGTCTGTGTATAATATTACATTATTATCTTGAATTAACTTTAAAGGTCTAGCTTGACAATATTTTAATTTGTGTTCAGATAGTGAATTACTTAATTGTCTATCTAATGTTTCAATTGTAGATTCTAACGTATCTGTATACTTAACTATATATGCACCTAAATCGTCTTTTTCCCAGCATTCGTTAGGATATTCATCACTCGGCTGTATACCAGCAGTATCTCCAAGTAATAATACATAATCATCTGGTAATTCAACAGAATATGAATTTTTAGTTCCTTTGGATATCTAAGTATTTGAATAGTTTCTTTTACGAATTAAAGTACGCAAATCATCTATACGTTTTTCTGTCTATTCAAATCCTTGAGCTTTAAAGTTAATACCTGAGTATCTTGTTTTATAAAATTTATCAATCGCCTCATTAATGAATGATATAATAGTGTCTGAGGATAGCTTATCCTTAATAACTAAATTAGGATCCATTAACTATAGCCTACGTTCAAACTCGATTTGAAATCCACGATTTGTCATAATCATTCATCTATTTGGTTTAACTGTGATTTAGTCTATATTCTCTTAGACTCAATATCTTCTAATGCTAGTTCTACAGCTCTGTTAATTACTTCAAACTGCATATACTCTGGTATTTCACTCATACCATCTGCTGGTAAGTTCTCTATCTTAGTAGGAAACTTAACATAGGTAATATCTACAGAATAGCTATTACTACTCATAGCTAAGTAATCATAATAGATATATAGAGTATTGTCTTCTATTACAGCTACTGGATCTTCTATCCAAGGATTGTTATTGTAAGTCTTCTTGAACTTAGTAGCGTCAGAATGATCTATTAATTTTATAGTAGCTTTGTTACTATTGAAGTTTAACACTGCATCTACAAAGAACATTCTGTCACCGTTGAATAAGTTAGTAACATAACATCTATTTGAATTTGTTTCAGTATTAGCAACAACGTTAACATCTGTACGTACTAATTTTTCTAAATCGTGAATACGTTTTACAGATCCTTCAAAGCTAGTCTTTAAGTAGTTATTACCAGTAAACTTATTACTGATTTCTTGGTATAAACCTTGATCTAACCAGTAATCTATTTCTTCTGGTAAGAAAGCAGGACAACCCCCAAAGGCTACGCTTTGAGAGTTCTTGTCCATTGCTACTTTAAAATATGAGTGAAATTGTTCTCTAGTCATTATTTAGATTTTATTTCAGACATAATACTTAAGTAAATATCTTGATTCTTTTTGTCTTTCAAATATGCAATTACATCTTCAAGACCGTTACCAATAAGATCAGTACCAAAGTAATATGATGCTCTGTTCTTACGAATAATATTTTTACTTAAAGCTTCTTCAATTACAAAGTTAATTTCTTTATTAGGATTATCTACCCAAATTCTAATAAATCTTGCTGGATCAGCTTCTACGTTTTCACCAAGTCTAGCTTCAACCAATTCATTAGACATAGTGTCAGCTTTAACTCCAAATAGTCTAAGACATTTGCGCATATCTTCAAGACTCATCTTATCTAATGCTCTATAAGCATCACGTTTAACTTTGTTAGCTTTATTAATTTGTTCTGCTTCAGCTTCTTTATTTATAAGTACATAATCAGTAGATGGAGTTATTTTATCAATGCCATTTGCTACTCTCTTATGTCCTAATAGGAATAAATATTGCAATTCTCCTTCAGGTCTATCAGTATTAATTACTAATTCTTTCTTACCAATCTTAATTGCAAACGTATCCCAAAATGTGCTATCTGGATCTAATTCTCCTTCAGCTTTACCCATTTTCTATTCTAGTTCTCTAGCTTTATCTGCTTTTAAACCAGTGTATCTACTACCAGATCTAGTCCAGTAAGAACTAATAAAATCAAAGCAGTTAGACCATTTAATCAATCCTGTCCAAGGATTTACTTTTGTCATTCTAACGATTACTTCCATAATTATAAAATTAGATTATCAAGTTAGACAGCAATAGCTGCAATTTCTTCTTTTTTCCATATAAATTTAACTCTCCAGTCATTTGGATTTTTTAAAGGCTTCTTCAATTGACGCTCTATTGTGTCGCCATTTATACCTGTTTGTCTTGCAGCTTCTGATACAGATTCATATTTAGCTATAAATTCTCCAGTTTTAGAAAACTGTAATACAGGAATTGCTTTTGCTTGAATTGATATTTTTTTCAAATGCTCTCTTTGTTTATCTGAACATTTGCCAATTCGTGCTTCAGACATTTTCTTTTTAGTTTCTTCTGAAATTTTTCGCCCAAGCGCTTTCTGACGAATTTTTTCTTTAGTTTCTTCAGAATGCGTTCTGCCAAATGTTCCATCTCCGCCTTCTGTAAGATTGTATCCAATATTTCGATCTGTTGAATTAAATTTTTTAATCCAGAATTTTTCTTTTTCTTTTAGTTCTTCATAAGTTTCAGCAAAGTCTATAATCTCTAAAGTGAAATTATCTTCGCCATACTTAGCCATAGAACGATGGATCGGAGAAGGTTCTCCGATGCGAGATTCATACCAATGATGTCTATATCTCGCACCAGAACCTTGATTTGTTATACCTATATATATTTTCCCAGTTATTTTATTTGTAATCTTATAAACCTCATTACTTTTCATAGTATAATTTTTTCAGTTATACTATTATAACGCAGGGAACATAATTAGGTTATAATTCTTTTAACTTATTATTTTAACTGATTATTGCTGTGCGTCCATGATCAATTCTCCACATGCACGGGGATCACGTAACATAATACCTACTTCACCCAAGAAGTGTACTGAGTAACCATCCTTAGCATTAGAACGAACTTCTGTGTTAGAGTGAGCGTAACCAGCAGGAGTTACAGAACCAGCTGTACACCAGTTAACGAATTCACGATCTTTACGAACTACTTTAACAATATTGGCTTCACCATCACGACGACCCAAATCCAAGAATGTCATACGGTAAGATTCCAACGGTTTCAAAGTAACAGGATGCAACTGACGATTGTAAGTAGTATTGTCATACAACGGGAAATACTTCAAAGTCAATTCAATACCGTTAGACATTGCATAAGTTTTAAACTGACCGCCGAACTTCAGATTATCGCCAGAACCAGTTACGAATACTGTGTCAATCAAGTTCATATTAGCCATCTTTTCTTTAAGTACACGGTCAAATTCACGCATACCCATTTCACCAGTCAAGGCAACAAACTTACGTTCATTAGTACCTAATACATTGTAAGACAGGTCAAACAAGAAGTCTTCCAACAGTTCAGCTGTCAAACGAGTATAATAACGTCTGTTAGACGGAGCAATCTGTTCCAGCAAACCAGCACCGATAAATGCAGGACGACCGTTCTTACCTTTCAGATTACAAGAACCATCTTTGTTTACGTTGTTCTGATTGTATACCAAAGCTCTTTCAAGACGTTTGTACCACTCACGCATTGCAACCCATTCCTGGAATGTAGACCACAAATAAGAAGTTTTACCAGTCTTAGGATCTTTCAAAGCTACTGCCATAACTGTAGAGTAAGCAGAACCTGTGATATCATAAGACAGACGTACTGTAGTCAAATAGTTACGCATCTTGAAGTGAGTATTGTAGTTCAGGATATCAGCCTCTTCACTGTATTCTTCATAAGCAGAAGCCAAACGGTTTACTTGGCAACCAGAAGCTAAAACAGCCGGGTCAATATAAGAAGCGGGACTACCATTAGATACAAATACTGTATAAACATACAGATTGCCATCTTGATACGGAGCATCCTGAATACGTGCTTGACTCTTATCATCAAATTCGATAGTAGCACCAGGACCAAACCATGCATCTTCCAACCACAAAGTAATAGGAGTATTACCCAAACCTGGAGTAGAATTTTTACTAATTGCAGCACCATTCCATTTAGCGTCACGAATTGTAACAGCTCTATCTTGGTCGATCATAACACCCCATTCAAATGAAGGCTGATCAATAGTCATTACATTTCCAAGACCACCTGTCAACATATCAAGAGAAGTACTGTAACCATTATCTTTAGTACCAAATACGTATGACAGGATAGTAGATACCTCATAAGGTCTTTGCTGAGAAGCGAGACTAATCTTATTAGTGTCGATCAAATCAGAAAACCATTTACCTTTGTATAATTGGAGGTTATTAAGAATATTATTATCCATAAAATACTAGTAATTTAATTTTTTTATTTATATAATTAATTATTATGATATACGCAGTTGTCGTGCAGCTGAGAACCAAATTGGATCATCATCAGAACCCGTAGCTTGTTTTCTAGATTTAGTAGTAATACTACTAGATTTTAAACTTCGTCTAAACTTATCAATAGCTGAATTATTTCCTTCACGTTTAGCAGCCTCAATAAGCTTATCAGCATTCATTGTAAAGTATGCTGATTCTATGAGATTCTTAACACCACCCTTAGCATAGTCCTTTTGGTACTTTGTTTTACCGTCTGTGTCTGGCTTAAGTATATAATCCATTAAAACCTTTTTATCTTTTTCAGGGACTGTAATACCACGTATATTCTTTAAGCCTTTTATTTCGCTAACAACGTTATCATAGAATTGCTGTTGTCTCTGTAACTATTCACGATAAGCCTTTTTCTGATCCTCTAATAGCTGTTTCTTCCTTTCCTCTTTAATCTCTTTCAGATCTTCTAAAGCGTCTTGCGCTTCATCTTCAAGTAATCCAGCTTCTTCATATCTACTTACCAACTTATCAATCTTCTTAGTAGAGAACCCTTTTTCTTTAAGTAATTGTTTTACTACTAACTTCTGATTAGTTTCATCTTCAATGTCAATATCATCTAAATCTAATTCAGCATCAATAGTTAAATACTTCTTTAAATCTCCACCTTGTTTTACGAAATTATCTAGTGCTTCAACTTCTTCACTAGAGTATTCAGGCTTGCTATTTTCTTCAATGACATTTTGGAAGTAATTAATTAACTCATCTACATTCTTTGGTTTGTCTTCACCTTCTTCAAATTCCCAATTGAGTTTTTCAGCCACAGCATCAAAGAAGTTAGTAACAACATTTTCCTCATTGTTATCTTCAACCTCTTCTTCCTCTTCTGTTTCTTCCTCAATAGTTTCTTCTTTACGAGGTCTACCAGGCTTACGTTTTGATTTATCTTCAATATCTTCTTCTTCGATTTCTTCTTCCTCAGTATCTTGTTCTTCTACTGGTTTTTCTTTCTTATTCTTTACTTCGATATTGTTATTTTTAATATCTTCCAATTCTTCATCGTCTAGTGATTCAAATTCATCAGCGTTAACATTAACGTTTTCATCAACATTTGAATTTCTAAAACCACCGTCTGGATTAGGGATAAAGCTATCTAGTACAGCTTCAAATCCACCTAATGTCATTTTTTTATCCATAATTAAAATATTTAATTAGATTTATGCAAAATTATAATTTTCAATTTCATTAATATTACCATTATCTGCTAATGGCATAGTGTTTAACAATTTTATGTAATCGTCTAGATTTTTAAACTACAAAGCTGCTTTCTTAATAGAATCCGTATCTGGTAAACTTTTTAAATATTTAAGTATATTTTGTTTAGTAGGTTTTATGTTTAATTCTTTCAATCTATCTAACATATTTATACCATAAGCATTCTATTCCATCCAATTCATAAAATAGCTAGTATTCTCAGGGTCTATCGGATTTTTATCTCTAAGTTTCCCCTTAAATTGCTTTGTTATTTTATCTAATTCCGATTTGTTCCAAGAAGGATTATCTTGATGTATATACTGATTAAAATGATTAATTTCGTGATTAGTTATTTCCTAACTAGGAGTAACCGCATTATCTATTTTTATTCTAAAATCTTTCTATGTTGGTTTTATACCATATTGTTTGTATCTTCTTGCAGCTTCTTCCTACAGATCTATCATAGCTTTAGCATCCTATAACTACATTATTTCAGCTTCTGGTAAACTAAAATAATCATTTTCGTACTAGTTTATGATTTTATCATATGTACTTTGTAAATCTACATTATAATCAGATTTAATTTTAGCAGCTCTAGCTCTAACCTCTGGATCATACAATCTTTCAATACTTCTATTGCGTAAATCATTCCAGTCAGATTGTTTCTATAACTTACTTATATCTGGAGTAATTCCCGTTATTCTGTTTAGTTGCTGATTTAATGATTTCTTATAATTACTAACCGTTGGAATGAATGGTACAACTGTCAATGCTGCTAATCCAGCCCCTAACCAATCTTTATTCTTTAAAGCCTGTGTTGCATCGTATATACTTAAAGCGTCACCAATAACTGGAGCATCGTATAAATCAAATACACTTCTTACATAGCCTGCACCTGGGTTATATCCATATGTAGGATTATATGGATCTCCTTTAGGGTCAAAGTTAGTAATAGGTCTTTCACTAGTATTTTGTGGTGGGTCTTCATCTATAATACCACCATTTGCGTATTTAATGTACCTATTATTGAAGTATTTACTAGGTTTAAAATATTTTAAACCTTCTGTAGATATATTTGCAACGCCTTCTGTATCAAATGGTACAAATATTGCGCTGCCTTTTTCAATATCTGAAAAATTATACGGACCTTGATAATTACCATGTTTACCAACCATCCATTTAGCGTTATCTCCCGGTACGCCTACTATTATTTCAGATGAAGTGTTTCCACTAGAAGTAGTACCTTTCCAAACATCTCCTGCTGAAAAAGCTTTTCCTCCGTGTGAATTTCCCTTTGCTTTTTTTAATGTAACAGTTTTCCCATTAGGCAAAGTAATCGTTCTTCCACCAGTTGTTACTACATTTTCTGGAATTTCTCTAAATGAATTAGTGTTTATAATATCATCTAATTCTTGTTGCACAGTTCTTCTATAAGCGTAATTAGATGGTAATTTTCTACCAACATAATTATCTAATAAATCATTTGTGATTGATTTTAATCCTCTAACTCCAGTAAGTATATCAAACTCTGGACTAACTATTTCTAATTCTCCACCTTTATACGGTGATTTGCTACCATATTTGTATTGAAAATCATTCTTTATTCTCTATGCTCCAGTAGCAGGTATAAATACCTATTCTTTATACACAGGCGCAACATATGTGTTATCTTTTACTTCTCCACCATCTGCATACTTCTTCCAATCCCAGTACTTCAGCTAGGGATTATTCTCCCTAGCCTACTTATACTGTTGCATTCTCTATCTAAATGCTTCACGTTCCATAATTATTTACTTTTCTTAGAACCCTTTTTAGAGCTCTTCTTTCCACCTTTACAAGCCATAATTAATTCTCCTTATTATTTTTAATTTTAATGTATTTCAACCAAGCAAAATGTTTTCTTTGTTTACAATAGTCAAGATTAGTATCGTTGTTATAAGCTTCTTCTTCAAAAGATACATCATGATATCTATCTCCTTGTTTATCTGACAATCTAGCTAGAGATACTATTAAATATTCAATGCCATACCAAATATAGAAAGGTAACCACAGCATTTCTTGCATCTATTTGAGATGAATCTTTTCGTGATTATATTCAATATCTGTTATTTTAGATTTATCTCTAGTAAATATCAAACCAAATATATTGATGTATTTATAACCCTTAAATGGTATAAATTTATTCTGTATTACTTTCATATTACTTCTCTCCTGTTACTTTATTGCGAATAGCAGTTTTTGCTTTTAATTTCTCTCTATCCATAGCAGCTTTATCAGACATACGTTGCAACTCAGTTTCATGCTTCATTCTATCTTTTTCAAGCTGTATCTTCTTATTTTCAGCTTCTCTCTTCTGTTCTATTTCTCTACGCTTATTGTTAAGTTCTAATTGTTTAGTAGCAATATCAGAATTTATCTTCTGCTATTCTAGAGCTTGCTTTCCTATTTCAATTGGATCAGGAATTCCATTCATATCTTGATCCATATTCTCAGCACCACGATAAGAATTAATTTGTGCTACAGTAATTTTAGTAGCATTATCTTGTTCTGCTTTATATCTGTCTTGGTCTACTTTATATTTTTCAAGATCCAGTTCAGCTTCTTTAAGCATAAGTTCTTCTTCTTTAAGCTGATTCTGTTGTTCTGCTATTTGCTGTTGTGCTTGTTGTTCAGCTTGCTGCTGTTGCTGCATTTGTTCCATTCTTTTCTGTTCAATTTCCTCAAGCCTATTCTTAATCATACTCATGTTATCTAAAGTAATGATTTCAGCAATATCTAACAGACTAGCACCATTCTGCATAGCAGGTTGTAGCAATTGCTTTAATTGATCTATATACTGTTGATTCTTAGTACTATCATCTACAAATATATCCATATCTTCGTAGAAGAAATTATCAGATAATTGTACAAATGCTCTAGTGGCATCATCCAATATATAATTCAAGTATCTCTTACTATCTTTCCAAGCAGCTTTAGAAGTATTCAACAACATAGTTAATACTCTTCTTTTTACCTAATTGTGATTCCAGAACCAAGGTTCAGTAATATGATAAGACATATTAACAGCAGTATTAGCATTACTTACTAATTCACTAGCAGCAATCTACCCTTGTCTTTGTGGAGTAATACCAGTAAGCTTGGCTACCATATCTTCAATCTTCTACATTAATTGAATATACTCAGCTATTACATTACTCATAGTTAAGTCCCAAGAAGATAACTAGTTGAATTGAGATGGTTTACCTCCTTCACGTCCCGGTATATCCCACCCTTCATCATATGGATTAATAAAAGCTACACCTAGTGCACTTAAGTAATGCATCCACTTATTAACATCAATATTCATAGATTTAGGTATCTAAGTAATATCCATTACTGCTACTTTACCTTTATCTCTAGATAATGCTAATTCAAGTCTATACCATACTACAATATACATATACTGTAACGGTTTCATCATACTTACTAATGATCTAGGCTTACTATTAGTATTGTTATACACTACACCAGTGTAAGGTAATTTCTGTGAATTAGGATTATCAGCAGATATATGTTGATATTCAATAGGCTGAATTCCTATATACATATCATCACCGATTCTATATCCTTCCCATACTTCAATAATCCAATCCCATTCTACAGATTGTTCTGTACCTGTTACTTTATAATCTTCATCTACTTGAAATTCTTCAACTTCTCCAGTTTCTGGATTTAGTAAAGTAACAAATCCTATCTTTTTGAAAGACTTCCAACAGCAATGATATACTACTATATGATCTATATCAAATGGATTATCTGTAAAACTATTAATCTTGTGTAGTTTAATAGATTCATAATCTATACTAGTCTTTCTTATCTCTGGATTATTACCTGCTCCAGGTCTTTGATCAATAAGTTCTAGTAGTTCATTCAGTTGTCTTTCAGACATTTTATCATAGAATCTATCGTATATCTCAGTAGCAGACATAATCATCTTTCTACGACACCATGCGGCATCATCTATGAATTCTAAGTCTAAAGAATGCTCATAATCAAAGTACATAGGGTTTACTCTTTCTACATAAGGATCTCCATTGATTACACCTATGTAGTATATTTCTTCTCCGCCTATTAAAGCATCTTTCCAGCCTTTATAGAATTCATGAGTAAGATTCAATTTTCTCTTGAGGAATTGCAATGCGTGATAAGCTTCAGTTTCTGCTATATCTTTGTAATCCTTCTGTACATACTTAGCTATAGCTTCCGGGGTCTATATTTCTCCTGTAGCTAATGCTTGTTCATATCTAGCTGCTTGTTCTGGACTTAACTTACTAGCTATAGTAGCCTGAATATAATCCATTAGCATTTCTTTGGCTTTTTCCTATAGTTCACTAGCAGCTATATCACTTGTGCGTTGTGGATGAAAATTAAAAGGTCTTTTAGTTTCTTCACCAAGTAACTGATCTACATATGGTTTGATGATATTATAATCCTACGCCATAGCAGGAAACCCATCATCTTGTTTAAATGGATTGGTTACATATTTAAGATCCTTTTCATTATATATGCTATTATATAAATCATAGTAAGTCTACATCTCGTCAGATCTAGATCTACCATTACCACCAAATCCTGAATCTCCAGCGCCTACTACATAGTCTACGCAGGCTTCTTTCCAGGCTTGTGTCTTCTTTGACATTGGTAGTTTCTGTGCAGGGAAACTTTTAGTATTCTTCATAGTTAAAATGTATATACATTATCGTCATTAGAAAATACTCTAGGAGTATCATCGTTGAACCAACTCTGCGCAAAAATTGGTCCATCGAAGAGCATCTTCTATTTGTTTTCTTTTTCTTTCTTTTTAACAACTACATTATATAGTTGTTCTCTATATATCATAACCTACATCAACGCCATCACTCGGTCAAAGTTACCTGTATCGTTATAGCTTATTAGCTCTTCTAATAGCGGCTCTGATAGTATCCTAGTTAGGTTTTTCTTACCTGGTGCATACTCTTCATTCAACCATTCTTTTATCATACCTTCCCCCCATTGCTTTATCTACTTATTCATGTGACAACCTTTTCTTCTTTGTACTTTAGAATTACTAACTATATCATTAATAATATCAGGTTGATCAGCTAATAAGTAATCACAATGCTTAGCAGTAAAGTAAGGGAATAGACCTTTGCGTTCATTTTCATACATTATACGCGCATTATAGTATAATGCTAACTTACGTAAGTTTTCATAGTATTCCTCAGCTGTTGCAGGTCTACCAGTATATTCAGCTACTATAATATCATAATACTCTTCAAAGTTCTAAAACCTCTTATATACAATAGATGATCCTAATGAATTAGTACCAGACTAATCATGATCATAAGGGTCTACACCTATTATATATAATCCAGCTGTTGCATCTTTAGCTGGATGTTCCCATATAACTATTGAGCCAGTAGGATCATCGTCTTTACCAAGTGGATACTTAGTAACATCGCCATGTTTCTTAGGTATCCATTTGATACTACCAGATTCGTCAAATATTAAATCACCTACTTGTTTATGATTCTATAACTAAGTATTAGTACGAATAAGTCCTAATTGCTCCTACAGTTCTTTCTTAGGAAATATATTCCCATTAAATTCCAACATTGCTTCTTGTGGAGTAATAGGACGCTCTGCAACATAACGGTCTATAGCAGTAGTATTGGTAGCCGTACTTATTACTTTTCTACGCTCATCTAGTATAAATTCAAGAGAAGGTTTAGTAATAGTGTTACCATCATCATCCATGTATATTCTATTACCATCATCATCTCTAGTATCTAGATTAGTATACTATGGAACAAAGAATCCACACAATTTATCTGTAGGTGTACTATCCCATATGTTCTCAAATCCTAAACAATTGTATCCATCTGGATTATAGAACATATCTTTCATAGTTTCAAATGCAGAGCCTTCGTCACCACCAGTTCCCCATACAATCATAGTACCAAACGCTACACCATCTTGTTCTACAGATGGTCTAGCAATTTGCCACGCAGCACCTAATTCTGAGAATGAACCTCCTTCTTCAAATAGAATTAATTTGGCACGTTTACCACGTACTACATCAGGATTATCTTTCAAAGTAACGCCAATAATCTCTGATTTATAACCCATTTCTACTTCATTGCCAAATTCATCTTTAGTCCAGAATCCAGCTCGTTTACGCATAGTACTGTTAACAGATCGTTTCTTACCCCAAGCTGTATTTTTATCTATAAAGTCCATATAGTCCCAAGCTTTAGTAAGAATACCATCTTCAGTAAGATACTGCTTATTAGAAGCATATATGTATGTTTTACTATTAGGTATTAGATAATAATTACGACACGCCATAGCTCCACCTTTATAGCTATTATGTGTTACTACGAAATCTCTAGTTATATATAATTGATTATCATGATCTACTCTAATACATCTTTGCTTTTCTTTATACCCAAGATTTCTAACTGCTTTTATACCTATAGAATTATATTTATATTCTCGGTGTCGTAAATTCTATAATTTTCTTTCTAATTTAAATATAGGTTCTTCTGTAGTAATACACACTTCCCAATGAGGTAAAGTATCTGACTTATAACCATTTCCGAAATCTACATCAGTACGACCGGGAATCATTTTAGATTTTCTGCATCTTATACCTAAACTTCTACATATAAAAATTAAATCATCTATTAATCTTTCGGATGTACTTACGAAATTACAGCTACCTGTAGAACTAGATGAACCGTCGGTATCCATAAGCCCTTGTAATAATTCTAATCTGGTGTTTACATCTGCATATTTATAATCGTCTGGTATAAACTTATTTTCTGCTTTTACTCTTACACCATACTGTTTTAGATATCTTCCTAATTGGTGTTTTGTTTTATCATGTGATAGTATCACATATGCAAATCTATCGTCTACTTTTTTAATACTATAATTTGGTAGTTTCTCAGTTAAAATATCTACAATCTACTAATCGTCTGTAGAAAATCTTATCTGCGTTCCGCATATGTATCCATCTCCTAACAATACGCCCATTACGTATGGATCTACTAACGGGGCAGTTTGATTAAAATGCAAAGGATTAATTGATGGTAATTTGTATGGATAACAATATTTTCCAGGACTACCTTGCTACAACTTTAGTTTACTGTATTCTTCTGTAGTTTTAATATGTAATTTTCCTCTTGTAGAATTTAATGTAGACCATAAATGATTTTTGCCACATCTTACTTTTCTACCATCCTACAATTCTATTTCCCATACCTCTTGTTCACCTTGTTCTATTATTTCAATAACTTTACAAGGATCACCGCAAGGATTCATTACTAAATCTCCTACTTTTAAAGATCCCATTTCTACAAAACCAGTAGGTGTAAGAACTGGTTCACTATATGGCTATTCATATCCTTTACGACGTGATTTAAGTAAACATATGTGTTTTCCTTTATCTTCTGCTTCCTGTACTGCCTAGAAATAGAAATAGTCATAATCATAGAAGTCTGGAAATGTTACTACACTATCTCTTTTTACTTTAGTTTCACCATTAGGTAGTTTAGTAACCGTATTAACTATACGTTGCATTGGACAAAAGTTAATATAAAAATAGTTATACCCAGTGATGTAATCTCCATCCTCTGCGGTATAACCATTAATGCAACGATCTTTCTATTCGTCCCAGTATGTGTAATATTCAGTAGTACCAATTGGATACTAACAATAAGCTCCGGTCTTTAAGAATGTTAAAGCCGGAGTTCTAAACTTATCACTATTTATTATTTTCTTCTAGAAGTCAATCATAATTTTGTTTATAGTGTAATTTTCTATGACAATTAGAACACAATACTATACATTTTTCTATTTCTAATTTTACTTTATTTAGATTCTCATTTTTTATTAAGCTGGACACATCTCTTACTTTATTATTTATGTGATGAAAATCTAAACATGCTATATCTTTTTCACCACACATAGAACAGCCTTTTTGTTTGATATTGTTGATATACTGTTTTATTAAACTTCTTTTCCTTTTAGAACTATCACGATATTTTGTTTTATTATTGTAATAATATTTTAAACATCTTTTTCTATGACATTCTTTACAATAGGAAGTGTATCCATCTTTCTTAGTATTGTTTCTAACAAATTCACATATAGGTTTTTCTAATCCGCATTCTGTACATATTTTTTCCATATTCAAAAAATTTATGCGCATCTCTAACCTACGCTATTGGTCCCCCCGCTCAGATCCGACTGAGTACTCCAGTTTTAGAGACTAGTGTATTAACCACATATACTACAGGGGAGTGTGCCAGGGAATATTTAATGTCTGTCCCTGTCAGACCTCTCTATCAGTTCAACGAGATTATTTCTTAAACAAACTCTTTAGCCAATGAATAGTACGCTTGATAATACCTTTCTTCTTAGGTTCAGCTACTGCTTCTTTCTTATATTCTTCAATCAAAGACTCACTAGCTTCTTTAACTGCTTTATTTGCTTTTTGTTTGTTATCAATTTCTTTCTCAAGCACATCACAAATCTCTTCAGTGCTATTACATTTTGTTAAATCAAGTACTTTCTTCATAGTTTCTTTATTTATATTCATATAACGTACCTATTAATTTATTGTTATAAACTTGTGTATAATTTGCACAAATTAAGCTAATTCATAAGGATTAATCTGAGCATCTCCACGTACTTTAGTAGTACTAACTTCTTCAGCTTTAACTGCCTTTTCGAGGAAATCTAGCGTTTGAAAAGTAGCTTTTACTTTTTCCATACCAGCTAATAGATCTTTAATCTTCTTTTCATCCAATTGCTCTTCTAGAGAATCTTCGTAATACTTACTAATAGTATCTACTTTGTTTCTCATACTATCTAACATTCTTAGATTTCTAGTGTATATTAGCTTCTTATAATCATCTTCACAAGACTTTTCTTCTACTGTAAGATTATAATTCTCATCACCAAAGTATAACTACTTAAGCTTCTTTTCTCTGATATCTGGTTCTAACTGAAGTACATATGGAGATTTAAAATACCACATAAGTACTATATAACTTATTACATTTGTAGCTTGTGTTTTATCTGGCTTATCAGCCTCCCATAACTTTTTAAAGAATGGGAGACCTAAAGCATCAGGGTGTATTACTACTTTACCTGCAATTAAATCAAACAATTTCATTTTCGTATCTCCAAATATAATTTTTATATTTACATAATTTCTAATTGCAACAATCAATAATGTATCGTTTGCAACTATTTGTAGCTATTGCAGCAGTAGTAACTGATTCAAATCTATTTATAATATTTCCATCAAGTCTACACTGCAATACTGGCTTTTTACGTTTTGAACCTATTTTTATTTGTCTACTATTATAATTATTATTATATTTTATAGTACACCATTCTAAATTAGAAACGTCATTGTTAGATTTATTTTCATCTTTGTGGTTTACACAAGGTAGATTGTTAGGATTAGGTAAGAATGTTATAGCAATTAATCTATGTACAAAATACCATTTTTGTATTCCATTGTTACACAATGATACTTTATGATATCCATATTTATCAATCTGTTGTTTTAATTCTTTTTCCTTGTAAAATCTACCAGCTCTACCAGATTCTGCGACAAATCTTGCAACAGAAAATATTTTTCCCGAATCGGTTATTTTATACTTTCCCTAATAACCTGGAATATCAAATAATTTCATCAGTTACTTCTTCAACACTAGGTTCAAAATTCTCTGGCATAAACTCTTCAGGGTGCTGAGCTCTATACTCTTCTTCAGCTTTAGTATTAGCAATAGCATCTAACAGTTGATAGAATTTCAATTCTACTTCTTCTCGTTGTTCAGCAGGAATAGTAGGCATCAACTTTTCAATAGACTGCTTCATTACTTCTTCGGTAAATTCACCTTGTACAGTTTCTGTTCTGTAAGGCAATCCGTTAATGTTAACATCAATAAAATTTCCAACACCTGATGCACTCACTGGAGTAATTGTAATATTAAGTTCTTTCATATTCTTATTATTTATTTTCATTATTTTGTTCTGCTGTAACTTCTCCAAATCCTTTTTCTCCTCTTTCAGTTTCACTTAGCTCTTCTACTAAAGTGGGTTCTAATATAGAACAAGGTACAATAACTAATTGAGCAAATGGTTCATCTATAGTATATACTGTAGGAATAGCATCTGTAGTTACTTTAAATTTAGCCATCAACTCTCCACGATATCCAGTATCTATTAAACCTACTCCATTTGTTAAAGCTATAGAACGTTTACTAATTGAAGACTTCATCATAAGTAAGCCACAATATCCTTCAGGAATCTCTACCGCTAAATCAGTATGATATACAAGTACTAACTTTCCGCTATTATCTACTTCTTGAGTAATACGAGTAGCATACAGATCCAATCCAGCATCTCCTGCTGTAGCTCTAGTAGGCAACTTACCTTCAGACTTCTTAATCTCTTCTGTACCGTCTTCTTTCTTTACTGAGTAATCTAACTTTTTAAATTTCAATTGTTCCATAAATCTTTTTCTACTTTTCTATAACCTTCTTCTAAAACTTCTACTATCTCTTTAATTATTTCATTCTTAACTGCATCAATACTAAGATCTTGTGTAACTTCTTTAGAGTGTACAATTCCATGAGTAATACCTTCTTCATTTTTACGTATGAAGTGAACGTGTAAAGTAGGATTACCAATACGGTTTTTATTTACATCTATATCCTATGTTTCCCACCAAATAGCTTCTAAATTATTCATCTTGTTCAATATCTTTTGTATTAATACTAATTGCTTTACCATGATGAAATCCCCAATCTAAGAATACTGTATTACAAAGTACATGATCTATATGAGGTAGTCCACTTTCAGGATCTATTAATTCTCCTTTGTCTATAGCAGTAAGATGCCTTAGTAATGCTGCTTTATATCTTTTCCAAAAATCTGGAAGATTTTGCCAACTATTATCTGAGTATTTCTGAGCTCCATAAGTAAGTACCTTACCAATATTCTCAACTACATCTAATGGAACTAGATCCATTCTTACTTTACCACAATCATATTTCTTACCATCATTCTCCATCTTCAATATACTTATTAGTTAAACAGTTGTACAATCCTTTTATCTGTAACCGCCTAGTTTCAATATTATCTGTGTCTTTTAGTTTAGCTAAACCTTCTAGAATGTCATCTAGAAATTCATTATATGTTAACGAATAGTCATTTATCTTCTTATCCGCAACTTCCATTAATTCCCTTAACTCTTCGCTGATATTAGAACCTAATCGTTTAGTATTGTTCTTCTCAAACTCCCATAGAGCTAATGAATCTTCTTTACTTTGTCTTTCCATATTCTTTCATTACTTTAACAAAACATCCAGCAACCCAACCAACTAAGTAAGCATATCCTTCATTGCCACCAGTTGAAAAATCTTCATTATTCATACCTGTAATTTCAAAGTAATAGTCAGAAATGTGAACAGATTCATGGGCTATGTTAGCACTATCTACTAACTCTGGCTTATATATTATACACAGTATTCCAGCAAAATAGTTAAAGTTTTGAATAACAGGTCTACATTCAGCTACTACATCATAATGATAAGCATTGGTCATTGCATCTTGAGCATTTTCTAGTATCTTATTGAATTCTGGAGTAATCTCTAATATAGAGAACTTCTTGCATAGAAACTGTATATCTTCCTCACTCTCTACTATAGCTATCCAAAGTGTTCTAGGATACATATTATTAAACTTTCTTAGTATCATATTCTTAATAGTCTACTGTCACTAATTGCTACATACATCTGTATATTGTTAAGTAATACAGGATCAAAGTAAATAGAATCTAACCAGTGAATTTTATAATTGGGTGTTAAGCATTCTTCAATAAACTGTCTCATTTTGTTTCTTTATATCTCTTTTTTAATTTAAGTTTAAATAAGTAAGCAAACATAATATCTTTAGTATCTTCATCATTTGACATTACTTCTTTAGCAAACTTAAATGGACTATTGCATATTACTTCTATAACAGGATAAGGTAAATTATATTTATTTGCCAGACTTGAGTAAATTGATATCTTTTTTTGCTGTTGCATTTATATAATATTCACTAGTTTCTAACTCTGTTAAAGATTCTCTGATGGTATTAGGTCTAATAGAATTTATTATTACTATGATATCATCTTCATCCAAGTCACGATTTCTGTATAGTATATCAGATAATTTCTTGATTTCTTTATTAGAGTAAGGTTTCTTCGGAACGAAAGAAGTTAATTTTAAATTAGAACGTAAGTTAAAAAGATGTCTAAAATATCGTACTAACCTATTACTTCTATTCTCTACATGTACTATATGCCCATTGTCAAAGATCATATAGAAATGTTTATTATTTATTTTATTATTCATTTACTCTTAGTATTAATGTTATTTGCACCCTATCTTTTATTATCTCTGGAATTAGTATCTTATTAACTACTAATTCATCTTCTGCTTTTCCCTGTACTAAAAGACCCTCTTTCTTGAACTTACTTATATATCTACTTAAGTTATCAGGAGTAATACCCATAGTACTTTTAATCATTCTACGATTGTCAGTATTGGCTACATTTTTACTTACACCAGGTATTGGAGTAAAGTTCACATCTAATTCAACGAACTTAGTAAGTAACTCCAATTCCCTGTTTGTAAGTTGTAGTATACCATTTAAAGCGTTAAGGTATTCATAGTAAAGATTGCCTTTATTAACAGTCTTTACTAATTTATTCATCTAACAAATCTTTAATACTATTAAGAACTTTATTTAAATTGTGGTATACAGTTTCTGCTTCTACTTTAACACATTGCTGCACGTTACCTTCATTATAATCCTTCATCAGTTCATTATAATCTTTAGTATATGTATCAATCAAAGTATTAACGTATTCTTTTACTTTCTCTAACTTATTACAACAGCATTCACATTCATCCTCATTATTATCTTTTTCTACTTCTTCACTATACCAGATTACATAATCTTTGTTAGCTAGTTCTTCCATAGTAGAAGAATCAAATGCCATTGAAGTATAAGTTTCTGTATCTGATATTACTTCAGATTTCTGAAGTTCCCACAAGTTTAAATCTTCAACTTTAGTAAACACATCACCTTTTTCAGCGAAGCTAAAATCCTTAATTACTTTGTATCCTTCCATATGTCTAACTTTTTATTTAATATCTTTTGTTTAAATTCTTGTATCTTATTAAAGTTTTGTTTACACTCTTCATAACCATCAATTCTACCTTGGTCATAACCTTCTTTCTTTCCTTGACGATAAGTAAGAGTACCAAAACCAATAACACTTACAAGTACTATTATTATTGTTCCCATAATGCCCTTAAAACGTATTAACACAATAAGTGTTTAAAATATTTAACATTTATTAAGGTTTAGTAAAGTAATAGCAAAAAGAATGCCCTGCTTTGATGGCAGGGCAGCGACTTAATACTCTAAAATAAAACATTCAATCATGAATGATAGCTTATTTAACGACTTTAGCTACAACGTCGTATGGTTTAACTAATTGTGAGTCTTTAAATAGATCAAAGTCTTTAGCAAATTTCTTAGGGTATACTATAGTATCACCAACCTTAATGGTACTATCAGTACCGATTGGAATAGATAGAACAATACCTTTTGCAAAATCTGATTCAACTTCTTTAGTATGAGTCTTTACTTCATACTTATTAAAACCTTCTTCATCCTTTTCCCCAGTAGGGATTTGTTCAGTATACTCTTTAGTAACCATAATAGGAGTTAAAGGTTTTACTAAAATATCTTTTTCAAAACTATATTCCAATCCGTTTACCACTGTTTCTAGTACTTTATCTTCCATAATATTTACTTTATAATATCTATTAACGCAGTAAGTAAAGTAAGGTTACTCATCTATGTGATTAAATTTACGCTTAAAAATATATCCTTTATGGCAGATGTCCATTCTATCTTTAAAGTTAGCGCAGTTCATATTATTAACAAACGCACAACCTACACAACAACCTTTACTAAGCTCAGGAGTAGCTATATAAGTTTTATTCCTGAAAACATACTCAATTCTATCTGCTTTTTTTTGTTCGTTCTTTTCCATAGTAATACCGTTTTAGGGGGCTACCTTTTTATTCAAAGACCGTCAGAAAGGTAGCTAAACTGAGCCTACTTACGATTAGGATTCCCTGGTGCGCTTCTACCTTATGGTAACTTCTTTAAGCGTGGAACGTACTACGATCCCGTGTACTTAGGGCACATTACTTTGTTAATTTATTTAGTATGATATAAGCTAGACATCCTAACATACCTACTAAACATAGTGCAGTAAATTCTGTCATTTAACTGTATTTATTTCTTTCTTAAACTGTTTATATAAATCTTCAGAGAAAGTATATTCTATTTGTCCTGGTAAAGTAAAGGATCTATAATTATCATTTAACTTATAGTTCCTACTTATCTTACTTAAGTAAAGACAATTAGAATACTGTTGATCTCTTTGTCTTATAAAGTAGTAATTCATATTCACACTGTATTTAACTGTATCTACTGTATACAGTAACGTATATTTAACTATATTGGTTATTATTATTAACATTTATTATGAATATTTATTTAAGTTTAATAGCTATTTTTTAACATTATTTAAAATAAAAATATATAAAAAATTTTTTTGGTGAAGAAATCTGTGTGTGGGAAGCAGCAAAAATTCACACCCCTCTACCTTGTATCGGAGTGGAACACCCCTACGGGCTTGTATCTGTTGGGCTATTCCACACAAGTAACAAGTAATCAAGAAAGGAGAAAAAAATCATGTTAAGCAAATTGATTTCAGCAGAAAAAAGAACTCGAACTAATGGCGATGAGTTTTACGTGTGTACATTTAGTTATTCACAAGGCGCTAAGGATGCACCTACATTTATCACGATTGGAGGTGTTAAGGTATTGAACCCCCAAGCGGCTGCAATACGCAACATTAATCTTGTTAAGTGTTTGTTTCCCACTGAGGACGAAACTGCGAAAGCATACAAGAAAAATCTTGACCGATTTATTAAGTGTATGGAAAGCGATTCAAAAACCTTTACAACAAAGAAGGGAGAAGTCGTTAAGTTATCTGATTGTGAATTTTCATTACCGTTGGTATATAAGACCTTGCCGGTTAGTGAGGTTTTAGGTGTAAGTAAAATTTACTACGCTGACGCAAACGGTGAACAAAAAGAACTAACACAACTTAATGCAGTTGGGTATTCACGTCTTGAGATGATTGTTGACGAAAAGACGGGCGAAATTACTGATTATAAGGATTCAAACGAATGGGATAATGACCTTAACGGAGGAACTTATATTGAAGTAATTACAAGAAACGCAAACGCAAACATTGCTAACGGTTCGTATTGGTACGAAAAACGTGTAAACAAACCAGAAGCAAATGAAAGTGTTAGTAATCCTGTTTCAGAACCTGAAAAAACTCAACAAACTGATGACGAGGACGATGACGAGTAAACCTAATATATAGCTCTTGCAGTCTGACTGTGAGGGCTATGGTTTACCGTTTCAAACCAATTGAGTCACCATTATAGCAATTTTATTTATCAATAAAAATATATATTATGGAAACACCAAAAATTACAGTTAATGAAGCTCTCATAATAGCAAAAGAATATCATCTTGAAGCAGAAGTAACCGAATGCATCAAACAAGGTATGTCACCAATCGAAGCGTTAATTGAATGGGATTTAATATAAAATTAGAGATGGATAAAAGACAAAAAAACAATTTAATGACACTATTAACATTGATTGTGGTACTTGGTCAATTTATTCTATGGATAATGTTATTACTATTAGATAAAGTATGATAAAGCTTATAAATAATATAACCCAAATTATAATATTATTAGGATGTTGTGCTATATCAATATTTATATTATTTGTATTAATTACGTTTATTAAAAATGTAGACGATTTGGCAACAATAACAAATATGTATGACTATATACGTATGCAAAATATAACGATAAAGATTGATACAATATTATTTACAGTAATAGTAATATCCTATCTTAATAGAATTAACAATACTATCTAGATTTGATTATCTTTATAGTAACTAAACAGAAAGCTAGCACTGTAAAGACTGGCAAATTATCAAAATAAACAAATATATAAATAAAAATGGAAATAATAAGTAATTTATCTGAAGTTTGTAATGGTGCAGTAATACTATGTAAAGAAAACGAAGTTGTTATGCCAGCTTATGTATTAAATAACTTTAATGATGTTTATTACCTTTACGTACAGAACCGTATTATAGCCATTGAAATGCAACATACTGTTGAAAATGATCCTATAACTGGAGATTTGTATGATGAATGGTGTCAAATTGATAGTACACTTATTTGCGATTATTGTATCATACCTGAAGCAGATTATATACTAAAAAGAGATTAAGATACTTTTTTAAAAAAACTAATAACTTTCCAAGACGTTGAGGACACCAGTTTCTTACAAATAGGTTTAGGACGATCCTTATAAATGCTTAGCTACTACAACATTGATCTCAGAATCATAACGCCAGAGTAGAGAATCCCTATTTGTAAGTTTTTTAGGTGTAAAATGCTAATTATTTATTTCTATATTATAAGGATACAGCCATACTATCCTTTATTTTATTATTACTTAACCACACACTACAGTCTGTGAAGATAGTAGTGTTTTAAACAGATTATTAACTTAAAATTAAGATAAAATGCTAAGGTACACAATTTTAGATATTGTTATCAACGATAATGATAATATATCACAAGAAACATTTAAATGCTTTATAGAAGCTATTGAAGAAAATCCAAAAATTGATCTTATGAAAGAAATAAATCAAGAAATAGGAGAAGTAGGAAATATTCAACATCGTATAATTTTACGATACGAGAATGAATTCATACCTGTAATAAAAAATATCATTGGAGACTTTAATCTAACTAATAATATTAAAAGTTAAAATTATGAAAACAAGAAAACACTTTATCAGAAAGTATGAACTCTTAGCAAGATGTATTCAAACTAACTTAGAGTTATTTATACTACAATAGTAATGCAGCCATAGACAGTGGCAAGCCTGTAAATGCAGAGCCAACTACATGTAGTATAGTATCATTGTAGTGTGTGGTACAAACGTGTAAACACTATCTAAACTCAGTATAAAGGAGTTTTCACTATTTTAGATTTGAAAAATAGTTCTGAGCATCTGTCACTAGATGAACAAAGAGTGACAACGTAACTATGCGTAAATAGTAGGGGACAGCGTTAGCTGTCCTCTTTATAAGTTTAATCAATAAACAAAATAATATGAAACAGAAAGATCTTAAACATAATACAGCAGTTGTAAATAGCAAAATAAACACTAGTGTGAATATTTATAAAGCTATGAACTTTAATGCTATTGTTAATATAACTCTTAAAAAAGAATATACTATTATTAGCATAGAAGAACTTGAGAAATTAAAAAGAGCTAAACACGCACTAAAAGATTTACAAGGATCTGTTCAAACATTAAGAAATAAACTTAAAACTTTATCAAATGACATTAGAACAATTTCAGAATCTTAAAATCGGCGACATAGTAGTAGCTAAATTAGTTAATTCAAAACAAAGTCGCGTTAACCCTGTTACTAATATTGACAGAGGAAATCTAAAACTACACATCGGTAAGAGTGGAAAATGGCGTAGCTATTTGCAATTTGAAGTATTAACTGCGGATTACGTAGTTAAATGGATCAAACGAAGAATAGATAGTAAATCATCTCCTCATTTTACTATTGAAGTTAAGAGTGATACTGAAGTAATATTTAAAGTTCATAGAAAGGTACAATTCAATCAATGAAAAAGTTAACAGAACAACAAAAAGTCAGAAGGCAAATATTATTTAATATGCCTTATTTATTGCTTACGTTTCTTATTAAAGAAAAAGTATTAGATAGCTTTTTAGACGGCAGTAGTAAATATGCTCACGATAAAAAAATAAACCTAGAACCATTTTATACAAAATTAAGAGTTCCTAGTATGGCAATTGAATGTACACTTATATGGAGACATACAAAAGAAGGACATCATTTTTGGCAAAAACTCAACAATAAGTATAAAAGTATATGGGAAATGAACGATTCTGGCGCATTGTTATTACTATCAGATTGTTAATATATTTATTAGTATTATTAGCAATAGTAACAGCAATAGTATTTACAGCAAATAGTATTTAATCAATAAATAGTTATTATGCAAAAATTAATGTATTTTTTATTTGGACTCATAACTGCATTATTTGCAGCTGTGATGATTATTGAACATCAAGGAATATATTTCTTTGATGAAGAAGTGTATGGACTGTTATATACCGATTATTGGAATTATTGGTATTACTCTAAAGTAGTGATAATCGCACTATTTATATTCTGCGTATTATCTTTTGTATATACACTTGGTAGTGGGTATAAAGATAAAGACGATGGATACAAAGAAATCAAACCAAGCTGATTTAGCAGATATATGGTGGGATAAATTTGAAAACTGGTATGAAACACATCCAGTAACAAGAGTATTAATTGTAATAGATGCAATATTGATAGCATTTATATACTTAGTATTAACTTAAAAACATTTATCAAAAATGAAAAACAAATATGTATTTTGGCTAATCGCAGCAATAGTAGCATTAGCAATTTTTATCAGTTGTGCAAGACCTCGTAGTCCTAAAGAAAAACAAATCCCTGAAACGGACACAATTGAACAAGTAGTAGCACCAACAGTACAAGAAGTGCTACAATGGCGTGAAAGTATGAGATTAGACAAGTATGTAGATAGTGTGTTTTTGGTTATGCCAGAACAAGTACTAACTCAAATACTTGTAACTAAAGGTACAGATTTATCAAATCATGAAATTGTTTCTATTTATATTAGTAACAAAGACTTTTATGATAAATTAATAAAGAGGAGTATGGATATACAAAAAGAATATATACCAGATAGTATGCCAAGGTCCTCATTACCACAACTTAATAGTGATTCAATTCACGAAGCCGTTAATTATTAAATTAAACAAGGTTACTTCAGTCTGTGAAGATAGAAGTAATCGTTCTTACTGTGAGAATCAGTGACAAACATGTGGGGCTTATATCTAATCATTTTAAATGGCAGTGTTACTGTCGTCTGAAGGTAGGTGGAGGAGATTAGTATTAGTGCAGACGTTAAAATCATGTACTCCAATAAGATTAGTTTGACAGCTATATCTGCTTATGAGTTAAAACTAAGTGAGAGTCATTTTAATTAGTATTTCAATTAAGCTGTATTAGTGTAGAAGTTACACAACGATGTGAATCGTCAAGCCTGCAATATACTGCAATATATTGTATAAACTATTACATGCCTTCTTTATTTACTGTAAGCGTACAGTAGAAAATGTGTGTTAATATATAATTAAGATTGATAAAACCATCTAGTTGCAGCTAGACGTCCTCAAAATATTGTATAATTAAAACTATTAAATATGAAAGAATGAATATTTTTAAGAAAATCAAACTGAAAATCAGTAGTTACAGAAGGCTAAAAGCTTATCATAGTAACATCAAACGACTTGCTGAATTAGAATTATTAGACAATCCTAAAAAGCAAAAAGAAGTTGCATTACGTTCACAATGTTTAATTCATGGGCACAAATGGAAAAATGAGCCTAATAACAATGAATTAAATATCCCTATTACTAAAAGAACTTACTGTGAAAGATGCGGTAAGTACTATAGTCAAGAAATTTATAAACAACTTTAAATTCATATCAAATGAAATCTTTAAACTTTGTAATTATTGGAATCCCTGCATCAATCAATCAGGAAAGTATTGTAACAGCAGTAGCTCTTATGGCTAAAAAACTTGGTTTATCAGAAGTACATACAGAAATACTTGAAACAAGTAAATTTGTAACTAGTTCTTCAAATAAACAAATGATTGAAAACATCTTGAAAGATGTTATTACTGTGTGTACAGCAGCTGGTCTAATGAATATCGCTGCAATTAATGCCAATTTTTGGAAATTAATTGAAGATGGTAAGTTAACTAGACCACAAATTGAAATGATGCTGGATGAAAAAGAAGTTACAATTGAGTATCTCAACAAAAAGGGATGCGCTTATATCTTTGACCTTTTAGTACAAGCAATTAGAGTGTTATAATCATGGGAAAGACCTATAAAGAATCTCATTTTCCAGGTTCTAAGCAATCAGGAAAAGCAGCTGAATATCAGTCTAAAAAGAGAGTTAGACATTCTAAAATGCAACCGTATAAAAGGGAAAGAGCTATTGTTTAACTAAGAATTACTAATTAAGTAGTTATGATAGAATCCAATCAACACAGAAGGTTATAACGCCAGACCCCTAAAGGTGATTAATACCTACGGACTATACAACGGTCAACCTTATTTAAGGTCAGGAGAAGGAAAAGGGCTAGCTATCAAATAAGGCGTACGAATAGATAGTATAACTTTCTATTTCTTTATTATTATGTGGACAAAAGAAGAACTAGAAAAGAAAACAAAAGAAGAACTAGTAAACATTATTATTAAAATGCAGATAGATATTCGAGAAGAAAGAGATGAAATCTATCGCAGACGTTTATTAGATACTTTTTAAAAATTATTCATTCACTTAAATAAATCAATTATTAACAATTAAAATCAAAAGAATTATGAAAAATTTTATGAACTTTGTAGGAATTATGTTAGGTGCAGTAATGTTGTGTGACAAAGCAACTGATGAAAATTACAACTTTGAAGCTGGTATGAAAAAACAAGAAGAAAAAGACGGTAAAGTTGAAGCATCAGCAGTTACTGAAGCAAAGAAACAGATCCAACAAGAACAACTTGAACGTGAATCTCGTGAAGTAAAACGTAGAATTCAGGATTGTGAAAAAGCTGTTTCTAGAGCAGAAAGATACGGACGTTTTGCATCAAAACACAAGAACATTATGAAAGACTTTTCTGAAGGACTGAAGAAAGCTCAAGCTGAATTTGAATCTACAGGTGATTACAAAGCTTGGGACAAAAAGTATTCAGAACTTACAGACAAGAAAGATGACGCTATCGCAAAAGCGAAAGAAGAAATCTTTGGTTCAAGATACGAAAATATCTATCTTTAATCAACATCCAAATTCTAAATGCTTTTATGCTAAATAGAATAAATGTGAACCCTGCAAACTATATAAGTCGCATTGTCGCATTGAGGAGTTCGGGGCAACATGAACTGAATTGACAGTTCTATTCAATGCTTTTATGCTAGTAATAGGATATTATGCCTACTGATCATGTGCTATAAATAGATCATTCTTTATTTAAATGCTTTTATGCTAACAAATAAAGGATAGTCTCATAGACGAAAAACAGTAAGTATATCAAAATACATATACATATAGTACTTTATGTCTATATTTCAATCGAGTCTCTAGCTTGCTAGATGAGCACTTGGTATAATATGTATTCTGTCAAAGACTATAAATTCTAAAGTAATAGCGGCTTTATGCTATTATATACTAGATTTAATGCTTTTATGCTCATAATCAACGGTATGTACTATTACTTTAGGATTACCTTATTAAGTATAGAGAGCTTGATCGTTCTCTATACTACTAAAAGAGTATATTGCACTATTATATCAACCCAATGATATATGAAAACTCGTGTATGATGTATATCTCTCTAATTGAGGCGTTATCCGGTCTGCCAGGATATGAAGGCGCAGAGGTGTGCAAAACTCTTTATATTTACAACTTAAAATTATTTATCATGAGCTATATTGCAGCAGATATGTGGGGTGAACATCTATTCTATAATAAACCTGTTAGATATGTTCATGAAACAACAAAAAGAAGTTGGTGGATAGATCCAAAACATAATAATTCTATTAGTGTACCAATAGGTACGGCTAAACTATTTAATGATGCAGGATTCTTATATACTCATTATGTACCATTTGATAAAAGAAATATGTGTTTTGGAGATAATCCTATAGAAATAAAAGTATATTGACTGTTAGGTCATTGGATGAATCGTTTGGACGAGGCTATCGTATGCCTCTAGCTCCACTACACGCTTTGCAATAATTTTACAAAGTTTAACAGTATCTTCATTTGACATATTGTTTTTCATGTAATTTATTGCAGTAGAGATAAATTGAACATTGCCTTTTATATATCCTTTATTAGAATCTATTCTATCTAAAGATGCTGTATAAATAGGATCATTATGATTAGCTTTATATTCAGCTAATTTCAATTTAATACCAGTATAAGGACAAATACCTTTTTGTTTTTCCCATAATTGTTTTAGATATTCAAGATTTAAATCAAATTCTTTAAATCTCTTCTTAGCATTTCTAAGATAATATCTAAATGGAGTATACTGATCTCTACGGTTATTTGGTATAAGAGTAGAAGGATTTCCTACGTTCTTAGAATTTTTATTACTCATTTTACCAGCACATGAACGAGAGCAATAATTTGCTCTACCTAACTTTAAATTTCTATTATATTCAGAAACAGGCTTTTCAAATTCTTTTCCACAACAATCACATTTAATAGTAATTAATTTTCTATTTTGTTTATATTTGAGCATAATCTTAAATTTTTTTATTAAAACGTATAAATTGTGGAGGAGTTCTGTTTTTAGTAATAGTAATACAAGGGGCTAAAAGGTTTTGACAGCGAGGATGAAAATGAATAGGTCAATAACGTCAGAAATGACAAATCTTTTGTAACAGACTATACTCATATTGCAGCGTGATATGATAAGTCAACGGCTAAGCTAATGTCGTAAAAAGCTGGTTAAGAAATACTATGGATGTAACGGGTAACATCACAACACTGATAAGGTTGAGTTATAGGTTCGAGTCCTATTAGTATTACAAATTATCAAAATTAAAAACAAAAAGTATAAGTATGAGAATAGATTATAACAAGGTATCAATTATTCCTTTAGATTATAATAAAGGAGATAAAGGTTTATGACTAGCAGTAAAAAGAAATAATAAATATATTCTAAGATTACTAGCTATATTTGAAACAGCTCTCATTGAACAAATCAAAATAAGCAACAGAGATTTGTTTGATTATAATGTATTTTACAATCTGAAAGAAGCATTATTAGATTATGATTTTACTTTAACTAAAAAGAATTATAATCAATTAGATGCTTTAGCTTCAATAAATGAAAAGAAACATTATGAACAATACTTAAAAACATTTTGTAGATGAAAAAGACTTTAAATCAATTAAAGGCAAGTAGAAGAAACCTATCTCTTATGCTTTTAGCAGGTATGATTACTAATCTAAAACATATTAAATACTTTGTCAAGGATACAGAAGTAATAATAAGAATAGATACTCTATTGACAGCTATAGAAAGACTTCAGTCTTCAATTAAAGAAACTACTTATGAATCGTGGTCGGCATAAAAAGGGTAAAGAAAAAGAATTCAATACTCAAGCAGAAATCTTAGATACTATACAGAAAGAGCTTCGTGTATTATTATCAATATATAACGATCAATCATTCCATAGTATGACTGATTATTATGCAAAAGCATGGATTAGTAGTAATAATGGAAGAGACTATTATAGAATAGTATCGTGGTATATTTGTAGTACATATTATCTTAATAATTTTATAAGTAGAGTTAAAATAACACTTGATGAAGTAACTATTAAAAATAGTATTTATACAATTAAGTTTGAATTTGGACATAATACAAAAATATTTAAATATAAACATGGATAAAAAAGGCTTAAGAGGTTTTATTAGGAATAGATTGCCTAAGACTTGGGAAATTGTTCTTACAAGAGAACGTAAACTTACTGCGTTCATTGAGTATGTGTATGAAGCAACTCCATCAGTAATGAAGGGAGGTAGAGGTTGGCGACATGGTGTACATAACATTTCAGTCGGATTCAATAGATGCAAAATCTATGAAATGTTTCAAGCTGAAAAGAGTAAAGAAGGCTTGATATATTGGGTAGGCATCTATAATAAAATTAAAGATCTTGAACATCAAATGAATTAACATGGAAATTGTTCAATATGTTCGCTGGACTGAACCAGGAGAGCGAGAAAGACTACAGGAAGTAATGCAGCAATGCAGTGGAGAAATGGAATTTAGAAAGAAAGTAGCTTCTGAATTCAACATTAGTCCAATGGATGCAGCAGTTGTAGTAAAAAGATTCAAAAACGAATTTATCAAAATACTTAAAACAAAAGGATTATGTTAAAAGCAGGTATGTGGATCGCACAAGGTCCAGAAACTAATGTATTGCTCCTTTTAAGCGGAGTAGAACCATTATTAGAAGTAGTAGGTGCAATTGATCTTAATTACTTTAAACAGAATGGTAAAGCTAAAGATCTTACTAAAGACAGTCCTGAAGTAGTAGATATTATGATGTATCCTGAAAAGTATACATTTGCATTACCATCTATTACTGAAGTAGTTGATAATGTAGGTATTGGTGATTTACAAACTCTAGAAGGCTTAGGTGAAGATTCTAGAAAAGATAAAATCATCGAAGAAGGTATTGCTTACTATAAATCAACTTTACCATTATATGGTATAGAACAAGCTAAAGTAAGAACTAGACTGCATTTAAAGAAGAAATACAGCCTAAAAATGTCTCAAGCTAACTATGTATTCACTGTAATTTGTAAAGCACTAAACAGAGAACCATAATGAGCGATTTTAAGAGACTTATTGAAGCACTCAATGCTGAATTAGAGGAACCTTATAGGTTTACTTTAGACAAGATTATATCTTCTGCAAATTTTGATACTAAAGTATTAGGATATGCAGATAGTGTATTAGATGATTGGGCAAATATACCACCTAATTTAAAATCTAAGATAGTTACTAGTAACACTTGTCTAAGTATCAATAAGTGGATAAATAGAAGACTGTGGATGGATATTCTTAATAATCTGTTAGAAGATAAAATATTAAGTCTTCAGACTAGATTAGTAAGAGTAAGGATTGCTATTAATATGTCATTGAAAATGGCATATCCTCTCAATGAAGAAGAGAAAGAAGAATGGAGAGAACATATCTCAGATGTATTCTACAAAAGATGTCTAGCAGTAAATAATTATTATTGCAAAGAAATTATAAAACTTCCCTTCTGAATTTAAGGATTGTAGTTATTGGGTTAACTACAATCCACTAAAATTTAGCTATATGACACAAGAAATAATAGATCTAGTGGAGCAAGCTAAACAAGGTTCTCAAAAAGCATTTAGTAAGTTATACTATAAGTATAAAACTGATATTTGGTACACTATTATGGGTGTAGTTAAGAATACAGATGTTGCTGATGATTTAACATCAGTAGTATTTACTAAAGCTTATGAGAAATTATCTATGTATACTCAACATATTTCATTTAATATGTGGTTAAAAACTATTGCTGTTAATGCATCAATAGACTATATACGTAGAAACAAAAAAGAGCAATTAAATAACTATGTTGATGAGGATGAAAATCCAATTCAACTATCTGCTTTAGAGAGAAGTCCTGAAGAAGATTTAATTCTAAAGGAAAAATTAGATATAGTCTTACAAGCTATACCTACTCTTAAGAGAAAATATAGAGATTTAATTAATGCTCGTATAGATGGTTTATCTTATAAAGAGATAGCCAGTAAGCTTGCAATGAATGAATTAGCTGTAAAAGGTGATTTAAACAAAGCAAGACAAAAACTTAAACAGAAAACAGATTATTAACAAACACTTTCAACAATATGACTAGTTTTTGTTTACTCCTTTTAGGAGCATTAGCATCTTTTATCATTTCTAGAATGTGTAAAAGTGCTAGTTTGTACGTATTCTTAGTATGCGTACTTTTACTAGGCTTTGTTGTAGGTACTGGAGTAAAAAAGGTAGTTGCAAATACCTCAGATACTCCTTCTCAAGAGTTAGTTGTTACTATGGCTCCTAATCCCACATCTCAAGGTTCTACTGCTTTTGTAGGGACAGTAGATAACCAATCTTATGAAATGGGTCAGGAAGACGGAGGTGAGACGTTAGTAACAACCGATAGAGAAGATATACCTACCATGCCTAACAATGCAGAGATAGAAGATGACAGTTGACTGCACTTAATTTCATAATTTGAGTGTATTAATTGTTAAGTTATTAATTTATTTAAAATCATAATCAATATGGCAAAAAGAAATAAAGGTGGAAAGACTCCAAGTGCAAAAGCAGCAAGAAACTTAGAAGCGTTGAAAAAAGCTAAAGAAGCAGTAGAAGCTTCAGCTAAAGCAGAAGCAACAAAAGTGGAAGATCCTAAACCAGAGGAGAAGAAACCTGAACAAAAACCTGCTGAACAAAAGAAAGGCGGCGTTTATCAGACTCCAATGGGTAAATCAGCATATGAAACTCATATGTTGTGCACAAAATCACCTTATATGAGTTTACTTTCTCTTAAGATTGAGAAAGACAGTAAAGGCATTGAAAATATCAAAGCCGAGTGGAAGAACAACGAAACTAGTGAAACTACTAGTGTCCTCTTCCCAGTATCTAATGTAAAGAAGGGAGACGGAATTGACGTTAAACGGATTAAGGAAGGAATTAAGAATCCTATTCCTGCTGAAGTTCCTGAAACTAAACCAGTTGAAGAACCAAAGAAGGAAGATCCTAAACCCGCATCTACTGAAAAGAAACCTAAACAGCAGAAGTCGAAGAAGGAAAAGATAGAAGAAGTAGAAGCTGAAGAAATTGACATCAGCGATACTCCAACTATTAAACCAGCAGCAGCTCCTGCGCCTAATATCGTAACTCAAAACAGTGACAGAATTGATGCAAATCACTCAGTAGATTTGATGAATGCAATTCTGAAACGCCGTGAAGAGATTAAAGACGATCGGGCAATGTATCAAGCAACAGGAAAACAGGCAGACCTTATGATGTTTGTATTAATTCAGAAATGGAACGATCAGTTCAAGAATGATGCAAAAGAACAAGGTTTTACTGTAAACGAAGAAATGTTTGCATATTTGAATGAAACAGCTTCTTTGTTCCTCGGTGTTAATTTGCTTCCTAGCAAAACATCTGATGGACAGCTCGAGATTAACTTCAAAGATGCTGTCGCAAAGACAAATCCTGAAATGCAGAAAGCTTTAGAACAAGATGCTAAAGTTCCGCAGACTCAGGAAATGCCAAAACCTGAAGAATGTGTCACAGATGAACAGAAAGTAGCAGCAATGTGTACTATTATGAACATGCGGCACAAGCAGAAGTCAGGAGGTATAGGTAAGAACGTAGCAAATATGATTGAATTTGCACGGGAAGCCTATAAACTTGACAAAGATGCAGAACCAGCACAAGTATTAGCAACTGTATTACTTAAGATGAAGGAAGCAGGACGAAACGCTACATTACTTGAAGGTTGTGCGAATGCTATTTGGGGTAATTTAACTGGTAATTTGTCAGTTCTAGCATCTCATGCTTGGCTTAAGAACCAATTAACAACATACAACGATGCGCAAGTTGCTAATGTTGTGAAAGTATTCTTAGCTAAGAAGATTACTGATGAAACTGCAAAAAACAATAATTACGAAGAAGAAGCAAAACGGTATTCTCAATTAATTAGTGGAACTAATGACGATCTGATCAATCGTATTATTACTTCCGCTAATAATGAAGGTAAAGATGAAGACAAACTTGTATATCCGGAAATCAAGGGTCTGAATCTTAAAGGTAAACACATTTCAGCAATAAAGACTGTAAACAATCTGCGGATTGCTTATGGAGCAGAAATGAATGACAAGATGTTGAAACAAGTAATGCAGAAAGTATCTGGCTTGTATACATCAACCTCTTTGAATCCTCTTACTTTCTATATTGAGAAATCTGCGTATGCTACTAAAAAGTAACAACTAACACATTATCAAAATGAGTAAAAAACCAACAGTTTTGTTTACGCTAGCAATGCTAGCTTTCGGTGGATATGTAGGATTTGTAACTAACTATACGAATACTGCCACCGCACATGAGTATGTGATTCCGAAGTTCACAGATGTACCTCGGGCAAAAGACTTTAATATTGATATTAATTTGAACAATAACGCTATAAAATTAAATGGACAAAGCAACCCAGAACAAAATATCAATGTTGAAATCAAAAAGAAAGACAGTATTATCTATCTAACTTCTGTTGTAGAGAAGGAAGTACCTAAATACATTAAGGTAAGAGAACTGCCATCAGTTAAAGAGAATAAAACCACTTGTACGGATATTCTCCAAAGACTGAAACAACAACAATCAGAGAAGATGAATCTGAGTCGCAACTAGAACAGCCAATGCGATTATAGAGCTATAATGGTGTATATCCAGAGATATCTAAATCAAAGGATTAGAAAGTAAATGGTTAGATTACTTTCTTAAAATTAAGATAGTACAGAATATTAGTAGGAATAGAGTATAGCTACAACTATAGGCTATTACTGAAAGTATAATAACTTATTGTGTTTATATACTATCTATAAACTGAAGAGGCAATAAGATAGAGGGAGAGCGTGTACAACCCTCTTGTTTTTGGTGAGAACCGACTGGAGACAGAAACAGAAGACGCAATTAGTAGAGAGCAGTCTACAAAATTAAACAGTACAAGGGGAACGAAATCCTCTTAAGTTACTCGCAGACTTATCATAGTTTGAATCAAGAAGGAGTAATAAACACGATGATGCCCAACAAATCGTAGTGTCCAAGACTACGTGCTGAACATTATCGAGCATATAACGCTCTAGGGTAGCTCCAAACTCCCCTTTATAGCATAGACTATATAAAAATGTCAGTATAGTGTTCTATACTTATCTAAACAGTTATATTGTAACTTAATAAGTTTAGAGACAGTATATATGAAGGTACTTAGTTATAATATTATAGCACTACTTATTGAAAAAATATTGATAGATTATCTGGATTAGGTATAAACCTATACACAATGTTATGTTAATCAGTACATAGCTAATCCTAAGCTTGTATTACTATACATTCCAGTATAGAGGGATAGAGTGACGAAGTGAGTAGTAGATTGTGTGCCTTTTGGCTGAGTAGCAATGATCCAATATTAATAAATAAGGAATCCTGCAACGGACCTCTTCAGGAAATGAGGAGTATGTGAGTTCAAGTAATATTATAACAAACTCAGTTGTTATCTTATCTGAGTATAAACCTAGAGTGCTTTGCAACAGGAATATAAAGATAACTAGCGGATGAAGTGCGCAATAACACTATTTCAATACTAAGTGGAAGACATAAAGCTTAGAAGTACTAAATGATTTTATCCAGAAGCATAACTGGAGTTTTATCAAATTTGCACAAGGTGAGATACTCTATCCTTAAGAGTATATGTGAAAGTGAGCATCGCCCTACTCCCAGGTTGAAGAGAAGCAGACACATTAAGAGACGGACACGAAGCAGACCGGAGAAAAATCTGTGCATTGCACTAAGTAGTAGTCTTAACGGGAAGTGACAGAATGTAAATCTATTTAGGAAGTCTCTATTTATGAGAGAATAAACATGTTTAACTTAACTAATGAGGAAGTTCAATGGTAGGTTTTAGGACGAGTAGTGATAAGAAGACGAAAGTAAATCCGAGCCACCCTCGACTGTACAATATAATTGCTGACATTAGAACCATCTAAAGTATATTGCGCAACAATATATGTAAAGTGACGCTGATTCCTTACATTAAAGGATGATAGGTGGAAATCCTAAGAATTATGTGCAGAATAAGAACAAAGTCGTAAGTACACGCAGCAGTTAGAGTAAACTAACAAGGCTATAGAGTGGGTGTTTTGAAACATAAACAGCTCAGTAATAAAACCGGTAGAAGCATTACCGATAGCTAATTATAACATTTGTAAGTTATAAAGCATATGCAGTACTCCTCACTATAACAGGAAAAGAGCACGTTATAGTTGCTGTTAGGCTCTTTAAACAATCAGAAACTAGCATAGCATTCGATTTTCAGATAATTTCAGTTATAATGTTATTTGATGGGTATAAATCTCCTACCGTTGGAGTCCCGTTATACCTCTTTAGGTATTAACTAGCATAA